AGCTTAGCAATAAAGGTTAGTGCTTCTGTTAACTCTTCATCATTCATAAAGTCAGCAATCTCTGAGAGACCGTTGACCATTTCTAGTGTCGTTTTGTTTTGCGTTTCCATTGTATTATTATACCACGCTGTCGGCTTCTTGTATAGCCTGCTTTTCCTTACTCGACACTCTACCGCCAGTTACAAACCATGGGAGCAAGATGTCGTACAGGTCTACGAGCAGGTTGACATCTTGAATCTGGTACTTCTTCATTTCCTTCCAAGCCTTGTCATCACCGTTCATACAGTCAATCCATAGGCGGAATCCTGAGTGCTTTACCTTTGCACCGACCTCAAGCTTCTGAGCAACATAGTCCAACTTGTTCGATGGGAACAGGAAGTTAGCCTTGGTAATACTCATAAGGTCTAGGTCCTTAGTTGGTGATGGTGGTGCCATCTTGTTCTCTAGAAACTCACGATTGATATGCTTGTGGTCAAATGCAGCGGAGTTCCAGCCAACTAGTACGTCAGCCTCGTCCATAAGCTTGTGAAGCTCTTCTAGCATAGCCTTCTTGCCATCGTGATGTGCTGACTTAAAGATTACCTTCTTGTCACCCAACCAACGTGCACCAAAGCAAAGCATCTCAGTACTCTTAATGATTTGGTCGATGCTGATGTTCTGGTCAAATAGTCCCCAAGTGTACACCTGCAATGGTGTTGTCTCAATGTCTAAAAATAGTGTCTTCATTATTCTCCTTCGATGATTTGCTCTAGTAGAGATAGCTCTATTATTGCAAGTCTAGTTTTTGTGTTACCTTCCCCAATTACCACGATGATAGCTGGGTCGTTTCCATTTCTAATTGCGTCTGTAGTTGCCTTAGCCCAAACGTCTTTGTTTACTGTGAAAGACTTACCGACTTCTTTAAAGTCAACTGTAAAGTTTTCCCAAGTTGCGTCACCCTTGTGGGTTCCTCGTCCAGAATTCTTGTGCTGCTTGGCACCAATTCTTTTACTCTCGCTCTTCTCGCTCATAGTCTTTCTTGCTCTTCTTGGTAGAAAGATCTACCTTGCTCATATGTTTTTGACTACACATCCAGGTGAGGAGCTTGTCTCCGCCATAGCAGCGGAGAGTAAGCACTTCTTCCTTACATGTGTGGCATGGGAACTTCCCAGATACTACTATGTACTTAGACACTTAGAACCTTCTCCTTAAGGAAGTCCTGCAAATCTAGATCTTCTCTAACTCTTGCAACAAACTTTTCCTTACCCTGTAGCTTCTCGTCAGATCCAGGCACGATATACCAGGCTCCTGTACGCTCTACAATTCCCATCATCTCAGCAGTGTCAACTAGGTCACCAATGCTGTCTACGCCTACATCACCACGGAAGTAGAACGCATATTCTCCAGACTGGAAGGCTGGCGATGTCTTTGAGAACTGAACCTCCCATCGAATAATGCGACCAACTTTTTCTTCAATTAGCTTATCACCGACAGCAATCTTGCCCTTAAGAGCTTGATTGTCTGATTCCGAGGAAAACAGCTTGATAACAGTCGAAGAATAAAACTTAGTAGCCTGACCACCAGAAGGCTGCTGACTAGTATACATAGCGTTAATATTATTACGAGACTGGCTAATGAGAACAAGCATAGTAGGCTTAACCTTATTGTTAGCGTAGTTAAGCATCTTCCATGCGTTGCTGAAGTCTCGTGACTCTGCACCGATCTGCTTCGTGTTTTCCAATTCCTTAAGTTCATCAGTTCCCTTTTCAAAGTAGATTGCAGGAAGTAATGAAGTGATTGAGTCAACCACAATTAGGTCAACACCAGCATTCATAAGTGCAACACCTACGTCTACCATCTCATTGATTGTACGTGCTTGAGATACAATAAGTTTATCAGTATCTACCCCAAGTTGTCTAGCCCAATCTTCAGAATAAGACATCTCAGCATCAATCCATGCGCAGAGCTTGCCTTCTTGCTGAGCAAGTGCAATCATCTGCAGACACATTGACGACTTAGCAGACGACTTGCTTCCCCAGATTAGTACTTGGCGACCATATGGCAGCCCTCCACCCAAAGCACGGTTTAGACCATAGCTAGGAGTAGCCTGAAATTCTGTCTTAAAGCCAACGCCTGTAGACAGACGTTTGCGAATCTTAGGATCTAGCTGTGCTAGAGCTTCTTCTACTGTTGTCATTAGAAACGAACACCGTGTCTTTCTGGTCTATCTTTGTTAATATTAGTCTTCTTGTCGAATGCGTAATCTAGAGAAACCTTGGTATATCCATGCTCAACCAGACCTGCATATAGGTCAAAAGTGCGGATAAGGATATCTGACATTTCATCTGCAATCTCTTCCTCGCCCTTGTCCTTGCGGATAGCCTCCATAACCTCCACAGCCTCTGATACAATCATCATAAGCTGTTTGGTGATAAAAATATCTGTTTGCTCCTGGGTAGCGTCATCAACAACGCTCCAAAAACCCTTCTCTACTGCAGTTGTATGCAGCTGCTCTGCAATGTCATCAAACATGTACGTCCTCCATAATTACTGTTCCATCTTTTGTTTTACCAAAATCAAATTTGTATGCATTACCCTCTTGCACTTTCATGTATGCTTTTGAAAAGTTAGTTGGGAATACTGTTACTGGGTGCAACTCTCTTGCAGAATCTGCTAGAGTTAGTGTTGCCATTTTCTTACCTGCTTTAGTTACCCTTGGCTTGAATGATATTACATACATCTCTTCATCCTTGTATGGTAGCTGCTTGTAGTTAAGAAACTTGACTAGTGCAGAATCAGTAGTCTTTAGGTCGTCTACCTGAATTGCAGTAGTAATTCTATTGTCGCTTGCTAGTAGCAAGTAGGTCTTACCTGGCTCAATGGTTGTCTGCTCTTCATCAAAGATGCCAACGCTACCAGTCTTATCCAAGATCTCTACACGACTCCAGCCCTTGCCACGTTTAATTGCCTTTACCATTCCCATGAGAATAAAGGAACCCTTTTCCTCAAAGTCTTCTACCCCAGATATAAATGCGTGGTAGTGTGATGGTACGGTGATATTAAACTCTGGTAGGTTTAGGTACTCATATAGATGCTCACGAATCTCTTCATCGTTGCGAGGCATATCAGCAAATGTTAGTGCGCCAATCTTGCGAAGTGCCTCTAGCTGTCTGCTAGTAACACCGTTGCCCTTACGTGAGAAGATTTCCTTTACCTGCTCGTATGAAGAGAATGGTCTATTCTCAATGCAAACCTTAGCAGCATTATCAGAGATATACTTAATGCTTGTCAGACCAAAACGAATAGCCTTGCCCTCAATCTTAAAGTCAGCATCTGACTCGTTAACGTGAGGTAGGCGAATAGGAATACCCATACGCTTTGCTTCGATTAGGTACTCAGTACGAGCATCCTTATCCTTTTCGTTTTTTAATAGCGAGTACATAAACTCAATTGGGTAGTAGTACTTTAGCCATGCAGTCCAGTATGATACGGTAGAGTATGCTACAGCGTGTGACTTGTTAAACGAGTACCCTGCGTGAGCCTCAAAGTCGTGCCACAGCTCTTCTGCAGTCTGCTGTGCAAGGAATCTTGAAGCACCCTGAACGAACTTGTCCTGGAACTGCTTGAATTCCTTAGCATCCTTCTTCTTACCAATGATCTTACGAACCTTGTCAGCTTCAGCCATTGTCATACCGCCAAGTTCTGTACAAGCCTGCATAACCTGTTCCTGGTACAAGATGCAGCCATAGGTTTCAGCAGTAAATGCCTTCATTACTTGGTGGTGGTATGCAATGTTCTGCTTACCGTGCTTACGTGCAATGTAATCTTTACCAATAGTGTTTGCAGCACCTGGACGAACTAGAGCGTTAGATGCAGCAAGCTCTGCAAAGTTCTTGACACCCATCTTGACAAGCAAGTTTGTATATGGCGTAGCTTCACACTGGAATACACCCTTAGTGAATCCAGAAGATAGCATCTCATAGACCTTTGTATCTTCCATGTTAAGTGAAAGCAGGTCAATCTTCTTACCAGATCTATCTTCAATAATCTTTAGAGTGTCTTGGATAACTGACAGAGTCTTTAGACCAAGTGCGTCAATCTTAATGAGACCAATGCGCTCTGCCTCTTCCATGTCTACCGCCACAACTGGGATACGCTCGCCAGAACCTGGGGACTGACGAGTCTCCATTGGCGCATAGCGGAAGATTGGTTCCTTAGCAGTTACAACACCAGCAGCGTGAATACCAGTACCACGAATACGACCACGTAGCTGCTCTCCGTACTGTTCAATCTCTGGATACTTCTCACGGAACCATGCAGCCTGCTTTGAGGTGCAGTAATCGTCCCAGGTGTCAATGACCTTGAGAACCTTATTCACGTCTGGAAGTGGGATGTTTAGAACACGAGCAATATCACGAACAACACCCTTATCCTTAAACTCTAGGAATGTAGCGATAGATGCAACGTGACGATACTGACGTACTAGGTAGTCTTTAACCTCTTCACGTCTTGAATCCTGAATATCTGTATCAATATCTGGGAAGTCATTACGTTCTGGGTTAATAAAGCGGAAAAACAGCAAGCCGTGCTGGATTGGGTCAATGTCTGTGATGCTTAGAGCATAGCAGAGTAACGAACCAGCAGCAGAACCACGACCTGGTCCAACCATGATGCCCTCCTTCTTTGCCCACGAAATCATGTTTCGTACGACCAAGAAGTATGGACCAAAGTTCTTGTCTTTAATAACCCGAAGCTCTTCATCTAGGCGATCTAGGTACTCCTGCTTTCCATCTAGACCACGTACTCGCAAACCTTCTAGTGCAAGGTTACGCAACTCTTCATCTGGGTTCTGGTACTGTACTGGCAGCAGGTTCTGGTGATCAAGGATCTGATAGTCCTGTACCTTATCAGCAATCTCACGAGAATACTCGTACATATCTTCACGGTCAATGCCCTGAGCCTTCATGGCATCGTGCATCTCTTCGTCAGATAGTAGGTGAATGTCAAACTTGTTAAATGACATCTGACGGTCTGCACCGTAAAGATAGTCAAGCTTGTCCATTAGGTTGTCAAACTTTAGTGACTTCTCGTAGGTTGCATCTTTCTCAATCTTATTAGCATAAGTATTAAGAATAAGCTTAAGTTCCTGGATTTCTTTCTGTCCAGTGTGTGAGTGGTGGCAGTCTGGAGTTACTACAGGCTTAACGTTATACTCGTCAGCTAGCTGTAGGAGCTGCTTGTTGACCTCTGCAGGATTGTGTGGCATTACCTCAATGTAGTAGTCGTCACCAAACACACGCTTGTGCCATTCAATGATACGCTTAGCCTCTGCAAACTCTTCTGCCTCAATAGCCTTGGCTAGGGCACCAGAGAGGCACCCAGAGGTAACAATAAGTCCCTCCGAGTACTTCTCTAGTACCTCATAGTCGATACGTGGCTTTTTATAAAACCCATCAGTCCACGCAATCTCGTTGAGCTTGTTTAGATTTTCTAGCCCAACCTTGTCCTTAGCAAGAAGAATAATGTGATTATAGATAAGATCAAGTGGACCCTTACGTTCATCTTTATCACGTTGATCGAATCTGTCTTCGGTAATATATCCCTCTACGCCAAGGATTGGCTTGATGCCCTTCTCCTTTGCAGCACGGTACATCTCTCGGTGCCCTGAGAGTGAGCCGTGATCAGTGATAGCAAGTGCTGACATACCAAGTTCTTGAGCACGTTCAACGTACTCTGCTGGTGTAGCGATGCCATCAAACAAAGAATAGTGGGTGTGAACATGCAAGCCAATGTAACTCATTAGTATCTTACCAATCGATGTTAGAAGATGAAGTTACAGATGGTGTGTCAAAGCCGAGGTAGTAAGCCTCCTGCTCTGCATATGGAACCTTGTTAAGTGCCGACTCCAGTGGGAATGGGCGAACAGAGTTCCAGTTGAATGGCTCCTGGTCTGGAGCAGTAGGAATGAGGGTGTAGCTGGTCTCAGTTCCCTGACCATTGCGCTTTAGCTTCCACGAGAGGTTCGAGATTGAACCAGTCTCTAGAGCGTACTCACGAATGGTGTTGAAAGCAGACTGCTTGCTAACTCCCATTGACCAGATGGCAACATATGGTGCCTCAACGCCATCGTCTACTAGCACGTTGCAGTAGAAACGAAGGCGACCACGCCAACCTGCGTTACCCTTTGGATCCTTGCGGTACATCTCCTCAGCCCAGTCACGACCCTCTGTGTCAGTGGTGTCGATAGCCTTGCGCTTGTAGTCCTTTGGGTTGGTGTGCTCCTTTACAACAAGAGCAAGACCACGCTCTTCGTTGTAGTTTGCGCTGTCCTCGTCCAGCTCCTCAATGAAGCGGATCTTTACAGACTGACCGTCAGCTAGCTTGAGCCAGCGGACCTTTGGTGTGTTTTCGTCATACTTTGGCTTGTCAAGTAGTGCGTTGATGTTCTTTAGCCCTTTGATAACACTCATGTTTTTCTCCTATATTTTGTCTTGGTGTTTTAGTTTAGCATAGAGGCAATAGACTTGTCAAACGATACCTCTAATTTTTTGATGTCGTCGTCTTGCATATCGCCAATATCCTTATATTGTTTATTTAGTTGTATGACAGTAACTCTTGAGCCTAGCTTTTCAACTAGCCTATCTTTCATGTTACCGCCTGCTTCATCATTATCTGCAACTATGTAGATATTGTTGAAATATTTTTGTAGCAGCTCTACCTGCACATTAGATACATTTGCCCCTAGTGTAGCGACTGCTGGGAAGCCACACTGGTCTAGTCTAATTGCATCGAAAGATGACTCTACTACATAAACTTTGCTTGATGCTTTAACCCTATGTAGGTTAAATAGTACCTTAGACTTTGGTAGTCCAGGTGTGTTCTTGAAGTCTTTGCCCTCGACAGATCTGCCTACAAAGCCAACCTCCATGCCATCTGGCGAGTGGACTGGAATAGTTACCATGTCTTGCTTTTCCGAATATCCAAGAGCAAACTTTTTTACAGACTCCTCTGTGATTAGTCTGCCCTGGTAGTATCGCATAGCACGAGGTGACTCAAGTGCTTGCTGATTAAGACGCTTTATCAATACCTGATCATACTGGGTATATTCTGGAATAACAACTAGCTTCTTGTTAATTTCTACAGACAGATTGGTCTCTACAGATTTGCTCTTGATGTACCTGACAGACTCAAAGTATGTTCTACCAGTTGTATGCATAATAAACTCTACAAGATCTGCAATCTTGTGGCAAGAGAAGCAAAAGAATGTTCCAGAGAACTTGTCAATTTCTCCAGCTGGAGTTCTGTGGTTGCCATGGAATGGGCAGAAGATGATATAGTCAGTATCTACTTCGGATTCAACCGAGATGCCTGCGCCTGCAAGGACTCGTTTGATTTGCTCTTTTCCGTATAAATTACTGTCGTTTCGTCTATTCCTGATATCCATTCGCTCTGTCTTTTCCCTACGTATACTCCATATGATGATATTTTAAATTCAAAGTGGTTGTGTTGTTGATTATATTGTAGCGTAAAATCTGTATTGATGTCAAGCCTTGGAACATATCCAGATAACCGCATTTCCGTAACTAGCAACCTGTAGTACTCTTGCCGTAGTCTTGGAATTGCAGAGTCATCATGGATAGTTCCCTCAAGATAGAACCTCTTGATTGGCTTGTGATGTACGCTTTCCATACGTACTATTATAACTAATTATCTTCAAAGTCCTTGTACTTATACCAGCCTTTGTCAAAGTCTACCTGAACCAAGAACTCGCCCATAAAGCCGTTACGGTTCTTACGGAATACACACTCAATAATGTCTGAGTTAGCACCACGACCAAGAGCCATTACCCAGTCAGCATCGTATGCAATCTGACGTGACCATGCAGTCTGACCCAATGTTGGAACAGTGTCAAGCTTAGTAACGTCGTCTGGAGTAGCTGATGAAATAGCAATAATTGGAATTTCTTCAGAAATAGCCAAAAGCTTTAGCTCACGTGACAAGTTCTTCATACGTACAGTCTCACTGTCTGCACGTTGGTTTGGACTCATAAGCTGTAGGTAGTCTACAATAATGAAGTCTGGCTTGTACTGATCAATCTTTCCACGGATAACCGATGGAGTTACTTCTCCACCAGAGTCGTTAGAGATAATGTGGAACTCTGGCTTACCCTGTAGCTCACGCTTGTGCCATAGTCTGAGGTCATTGACATCTACTTGACCGCTAGACAGCTTTCTGTGAGAGAATAGACCTTCACCCATGATAGTGAATACACGGTTACGAACTTCTGTCTCACTCATTTCAAGAGAGATTACTAGTGGTGACTTGCCTTGCTTCCATGCCTGTACCGCAAAGTATAGGGATAGCCATGACTTACCGATACCTGGGTAGGCTAGAAATACACCCAGCTGTCCTGGCATAATACCTGCAGGAAGGTAGTTGTCAAATCCTGGTAGACCAGTCTTGATACCAACTGACCCTAGAGCCTGCTGCTCCTGAAGTTGCTGGTAGTAGTGAACTGCATCTTCAATGTCTGTGACATCAATATCACGAATAACTGATGTATTCTTCTTTAGCTCAGAAGTTTTAGTAATAAGGCTTTCTAGAACCTCTGTGCCCCTACCGTTCTGAATATCGCTAGCAGCTGACATAAGGATGCCCTTGAGGCTATCGTTAAGATACTCTGCCTGCAACTCTTCTAGGTGATGCTTAGTAGCACCAATGCCATCGACTGGAGCAAAGTCACGGAACTTCTCTACTACGAGGCTTGATGGTGGCACAGATCCATTCTGCTCAGAATAGTTACGGATAAAGTTCCAGATATCCTTGTGCGTTCTTAGGATTGTCTCTACGTTTGCCTGCAGCAAGACGTGAATCTGCTTATCCTGCAATACTGCTGATATTAGTTTGTCTTCTGCGCTACTCATTTAGCCACTCCTTAGCCATCTTTCTTCTTTGTGCACGGTCTGCATTGTCTTGCTCATGTCGCTGACGTGAGTCAATAATCTCTTGTGTAAAGTTAGAGAAATACTTCCAGTCAGGGTTTTGAGCTACCTCGAAATAATATTCTAGCAGCTCATAGCAGGTTTGTAAACCATATGATTCCACAAGAGCGTCAGCAGCCCACTGTTCTGCCCACTGATTATATACAGGCTTTGCGTTGTATTTAAACTGATAGTGTTTGTTAAATCTACTCAGCAAAGCCATACGGTCTTTGCGATCAGCCATTACTTACTTTCGATCTCAGCAGATGCCTCACGGACCTTTTCCGCAAGACGGTCTTCAACAAACTTATAGACACGCTCAAAGGCATCATTAGTATTTTCGCCATCACGCTTGTTGTCAGTTACAGACAGATCAATGCGTAGCGATTGGAAGTTGCCTAGGTTAAGCGTATAGCCTAGCCCAACAGTTACCTTAGTTTCGTCGTTATTCATACCCTTTGTTCCTCTCAAGAACTGTGTCTGCGAGAATTCATAATGCCAGATATAGTTGTTCTCGCAACACCAAATATATCTGCGACCTCTTGGTGGGTCTTACCTAATGATAACACAAGATGTCTTATTGTGTCAACATCTGCATTAGACAGTCTTGAGCCTGGATGTTCTTCCCCAGACTTCAGCCTTTTATTTCTAACAGCATCCTTTCCGTTCTCGGAATATGTGCCTATTTTTAAATTAGTATATACATTGTTAGTTTTAATATCATCAATGTGACAAACTACATGCCCCTTTGGAATTACTCCGTTATCAGATACAAACTGCTCTGCTACAAGTCTATGAATTAAAAAATTTTTCTTTTTGCCATCTATGACTAAAGTTATTGATGGGTATCCATTTGACATCCATGGGGTTAGAAGCATTGGTTCATTTAGCCTGTTTCTTGAATTACCTCTTGGTCTCCAGGTTCTAACATTACCCAAATTTGATACTTCATAGTCTGGCTGCCAAGCATGTTGCCTAGACCAAACTATAGTTTTCCAGATTTCATCCATATTTATATTATACCATAAAGGTATAAAAATTAAATACTCTCGCTCCAGATCGGAATAAACCTTCCATCTTCGGTCCTTGTATAAGTCAGTATACCATCACCCATGCGCCTTGTCAACTCCTGCTTAGAAGGAGTTATATCATTGGTGATCAGCTTATCTTTTCTTGGTCTACCCATGTGGTAGGAAGCAAGTATATCACGAATTTCTCTAACTTGCGACTCTGAGTAGTAACTTCTTACCTGCCAAGCACGTTCTCCACCCTTTTGTGCCCCTGTTGGAGCTGGGATAATACCAGCTTTAAACAGGTATGGGAGATACTTCTTGTGTCTATTTACAAGCATGGCTGTTTGTCCAACAGTGTATGCTCTCTCACGATTCTTTTTAAAATCACTAATAAGACAGCTTTCGATTCTATCTTTTGTGATATTGTAGACAGACATAATGCCATTAGACTTATTGAGATGATGCGATCGCACGAGGTCTCCATTTAGAAACCATACTTTTTTATTTGCCTCGACAACTGGCAGAGAGTTATACGTCTCCATGTCGACTTTGCCATCACTCAAGTGAAAGACTCCTAGTTCGGGACACCGATCATCATCAGGTAAATACCTACACGAACATCGGCACCAGTCTTGCTAATACGAACGCTTCCTGAAATGCTTGAGTTTGTCACACTTTGCAAGACTACGTTAATGTCTCCAGATAGTGCTGTCTGGTCCAATACAATTGGAGTAGCAACAACAATTGGTGGATACTTAAACTCAGTATTTGAGAATCTATAGGTAAATGGCTGCGAGGTTGCGCTAGCACCAATAGTAGCCTCAACGTAGCCACCTGCCATCCTGACCTCATTAATTAGCAGGTTCTGCGTTCCAGCTGTAATAGTGTCTAGGGAAACGTACTTCTTAGTAGTTTGTCTAGAGATGTTGTTATCTACTAAACCATTGACTGCGCTGACAATCCTAGATAGATATGTTAGGTCTACTGGCTGACCTGGAGCTGGATCTGGAATCTTACTAATCATAGTTAATATTATATCACGCAATGCCTTCAGATGGCACTGTTTGTGTTCCCTGGAATAGCTCTAGGCTTGGTGATGGGGCATCCTTATAATAGCTAGATTTTTGTACAATAAAGTCAAAATCTCCAAATGTCGTTGGTCTAACATAATATTGATAGAATGTTTCCGAAGTCGTAGCTGCTAGGCTCCAAGGTCCACCATCCATTCTTACAAATATGTCATATGGACCCTTTACTGTGTCATCCCAGTCTAAGATGATAACACGCAAAGATGATACAAAACGTATGCTACCATTTACACCACCCTGTGGTATTTCTTGGGCATCGATATTATATACTGGAGACCAGTGAGAGAATCTGTTTTGGTCTTGAGAAACAATCCTAAATCTAACAATATAGGTATTGTCTGGGCTTACAAGTGGCAGATCTGCTGCCCTAATTACTGCCTTCTTTACAACGTCTACCATTATTGCACATCCAGCTCAAACCTAAATTCAATAAAGCTTGTAGTATTGGCTTCCTTGACAAATGTCAGGGCATCGTCAGTCCTAATTACGCTGTATCCAGTCAGACCATATAGCGGTGTTGTAGCGTTAGTATTCTCTAGCCTTAGAGCGTCTAGCAGGACATAGAAATTATTTGATGGAGCATTATTCTTAATTGCAGTCACAAAGATCTTAACCTTGTCCACCTGACTCCAAGTAAAGCCGTTAGACTTTACTAAATCAGTAATTCTTGATGTCTCTACAAAGTATCTATTTTCACTAAAGTCTACGCCATCTTGACCATCTGTGAGTACGATAGACATTACTGCTGTCTGAGAGTTATCCTGTGAAGAAAAGATAACAGTAATATGTACAGCATCTGGCGATACCAAATCCTGTGGATCATCTACACCAGTCTTATTAATTACAGAGAATGCCAGTCTAAGTTCATCTCCAGGAGAGTTCTTGCTAAGGTCAAGCACAACGTCGTTTAGCTCTACCGCATCTCCACGCCAAGCATATGCTCCTGTGTTTGCAGTAGAAGACATGTCTCCACGTACAGCTAGAGTTGTATTAAGATATCTAGCGGTCTCGTATCTTTGCTCTCTGTCTGCATTGGTAAAGATTCTGTTGTTAGAGTTAGTATAGAATACCTTATCAGTTACAGAAATAATGTTTGTTGGGTCTGCGCCATCTAGTGGCTCAAAGCGTTCTGGGATTGACTTTGCAGTGCTATTCTCATTAAATACCCACGCTTCTCTGGTTGTAGAAAATGATAGTAGGTTCTTGCTGTCATATGCACCAGCAGCAGGATTGGATGCTGCTGAAAAGATCCCAACCTCTGTAATCTCATAACGCTCTGCAGTTGGAAGTTCTCCAGTAAAAACAAGGCTAGTTACACCGTCAGTATCTGATACGTACCCTCTTGATGTAATTGGAACTCTAAACATTTCGAAGTCTAGGTTTTCTTTTGCGGAATACTCTTCGATTTGACCACTAGTTGGATTCTGAGACAGTGGCTTTGGTCCACAGCCTACAGCAATATACGAAGCATACGAAGGTGCCTGACCAAGCAAAAATTTGCTGATGATTCTTTTACCAGTTTCAGTGATCATAATTATCCTCCATATATTGTATCATTGATAGCCTCTCCAGACTTTAGAATTTGTATCTCTATAAGCTCGTCATCTGCAAGATTAATACCTTCTACCACCAGATCTCCAGCATCATTTAGATATGCTGGGTTTGGGGTAAAGTTTATCTTATCCTCTAGCTTAATTGAAAATGACTTAAATCGAACGTTTTCCGTATCAAACATTGGCAGAATGTTTTTAGAACCAAACCTATCTTCAATATGCTCAAGGTTCTTTATTGGCTGATATATAATCTTCTGACCGTTTACAACATCGTTTCTAGCAATATTAATAATGTCAATACTCTCCATTGAGTCAAAGAATATCTGTGTTCTTACGTCAAAACCGCTATCTGTAACATTTGGGTTTTCTTGATAGAACTGTTCTGGTGTTGCAGATTTAATACCTGGAATTGCGTCAGATAGTTTAACTACCTTTGGCGTATTTGGAATTGGACTAACCATTATACCACCTCACTAAGATATACTGTCATTTCTGGACCATTAATGCTAGAGCGATACTCTATATTGTATACCACAAATCTGCTGTCTTCTGGAACGTGTCTGATTCCATCTGGTGTCTGGTAAGATATTCTAACGATGTCTCCTAGCTGTAGAATTGGCATAGCAAATACCTGAACTCCAACCGAAAGTCTTGGCTTGGATATCTTTTCCGAAAGCCAGCCCATCATTCTGCTTGCCTGATCCTGACTTTGAATATAGTTAGATGATATCGAAAACTCATTGCGACCATATGTAATTCTATTAAATACAATATCTTCGTATAGCTTATTAGACTTTAGCGGTGACGATATAAGTCTGTTATTTGCAAATCTTGGGTTTGAGAGATCTCCAGCCTTGCTAAAGTATTGATCCATGGTAAGCTCTAGTGCAGAATCCTGCGTAGTAGCAACACCAACAACACTTAGACCATTTCCATTTCCAGAGTCTAGGACTACTGTTGTATCTGTTGCATTGAATACTAGGAATTCTGCCCCATATGGTGTCTTCGTTAGACCAGAAACTACATAATTCTTCAGGTCTTGAACTTGTGGAGATAGGTTTGCTACGAGTGCTGGATATGCCTTGTCATACTTAATATTGAAGTAGGCTACCTCACGCATAATAGTTCCAAACTCGTCATAGTATAGATTATACGCTGGTTGGGTGGCTGAAGATATTCCAGACAGGTATGTAGACTGAATCATTCCACTAATTGCGTATTTGCGAAGTGACTCGTCAGACGTGATAGTCGTGTCTCCAAATGCACTGTTAACAGGCGTGTCAAGGACGTAGGCGGCATTTTGGCTGTATCTGTATCCAAGAGCATAGATGTTTTCAAACATAGCCCTAGAGGATCCTCGAACGAATAGAGCCATATTATTAAATACTGGTAGCTTGTCCTTATCATCCACTACAGCTTGCAAAACATTATTAATATATAGATAGAATCTTCTAAAACCAGAGAAATCTTCATACTCTACCGCTAGGTCATAAACAGTAGTATTCTCTTCTCCAACTACCCTTGACTGACCAACAAAGTTACCATCATCGCCCAGGATGCCCAAAGTCTTTCCCCATAGCCTTACTGGAATAGCTTTGTCGGTTGGCGATGTAGATGCTGAGTTTTTTACAGTCTTGTAGAATACAACGTCAAAGTCTGTGCTTTCAAAGGCAGTAGATGATGCTCCAGATGATGTCGACGATAGAGCCATAATCTCAAAGAAGTATCCGTTATTTGTGGCTGGGTCTACCATTACACCAATACCGCCAGAACCACCAACAATGTTTTCTCCATAGTAAACGTTACCGCCTACTGGCATTTGACCAACATATTCGTTATTTTCATATTTGGTAACAATTCTCATGCGTGTTCCAAAGTGGACATACTTAGAGTCTAGTTTTTTATTAATGTATGTGATGTGATCAACTGGCTTATCAGTTACTTCAAATGCTGGTCCATTAACTACCAAGGCACTTGCCTGAACTGATCCTGCAATTGGCTTAGTGTAGTTATTTACTACCGACTCCTTGGTGTCTGACTTAGCAACGTAGTTTTTAATAATTCCGTTTCTAGTAGACTGTCTGGCTTTTGCAGTTTCAATACCTGCTGCACCTGTAGTTATAGAAATGTTGTTAAGGTCGGCTTCCTTTAGAGCAAATATCAAAGATGACTCCATCTTGCATCCAAAGACATTTGTATTGTCTGACCAGTAAGTGCCAAGACCTGCAGTGTGCGCTAATACTGGCGTTCCAAATTGACCACGACCATGCTTAGCAATGCTAACAATCTTTTCGGTGCCGTCTGACTGCGTCTGATAGTTTGGCTCTGTATAAATTCTGATAAGACCAGTAGCATACATCTTTGCATTTAGTGGCAACTTAGATAGATAGTTTACATACTCTTGAGTATCAGTAATCCATACGTTATTACCAGCTGTGACTGATAGGTCTTCTCCATACTGACTAAGCTTTGGAACCGAGTACTCTACAGCATCATATCTTATAATCTCACCGTTAGCATATAGGTATCCAGAGTACTGTGGTAAACCAGCAGTGTCTATTCCCTCGCCAAGGTCAATAACATTATTAACAATCACGCCATTTGATACTGACGGCAATGCGCTTGTAAGATCTGAGTTTAGTGGTACTGCGATAAGTTTATAGTTGTCATCTGTTTGTCCTAGCTTTCTTACGCTCTCTGCACCTGGTACCTGCCAAAGATTTGAAACTTTGTAAACTACACTCTTAGATCTTTCTTGCATGTCTTCAGACTCAAAGATGCTGCCAATTTGCCTGTCAATAGCACGTGCTGTGTACTGAATCGCTCCATCGTTATAGATGTCTGAGTCTTGCTTCTCTAGGTCTACAATATTGGCAAGCTGTTCTTGCGTCTTGGCGTTACTTATAATACCGCTCTTGGCATAGTCAACATCTCCCCTTAGCACAGCATCTATAGATCTCTGTGTCTCAGTTGGCATAATGTATCCCTTGCTCATAACTACAAAGTTATTGTATTCATCAAAGAACATGGCTGACTGAGTTGCAACTGCAATTTCATTCAGAATCTCTGCTACCGAGACATCGGTGCCAGTAAAGAAAAATGGAATTACATCTTCTGGCTCTCCGCTGTTTCTCTTAAATGTGTAGTTAGAAAAGCCAATCGAGTCTAAAAGTAGCGATACCGCATAGCTCATTGATGCATTTTGGATAAATAGCTCTGGTGCAGAGTTATTCTCAAAATAGTGGAACATGTCTCTTAGCTGTATAGCAATTGATCTATCCATTGCATTAACGGTTGGGAATCCCTCAGCATAGAGCGTCTTAATAGGGATATAGAAGTTTAGGAAGCATGGCTGCCCAGAAGAGTTTTCTACCTGCTCAACTTCACGAATCTTTTCATAAATCTTAACTTGTAGATTACGTGTACTAAAATTAGCAATAATGCTATCTTGGTTCAGTTCATTAAATGCCTGATCAAAGTCAAATAGGTTTAGAGTTCCTGTGGATGCAATAAGCTGACCTACTGGCATACCGCTGACACCAAGGTCTGAAGCAGCCTTCGTTACTGACAAATCATTTGTAAGTTCTGTAATGTCTGCAGTTAGTCTTGGGGATAGCTCAATTAGGTCAAACGTAGAGCGATACTTATTCATAGTGTCTACTACGATTCTAAGACCGTGCAGGTATTGGAACTCTGAGTATTTAGAAAGATTAGTGGCTAGGTTGTCTCCAATTTCAGTTGGGTAAACTAGCTTTGTCACCAGTCCATGTAGATCGCTTACTGAGTCATCTAGTAGCTGCCACCCATACTTAGGGAATATTTCAACATATGAGTCACCGTCCCACAAGAAGTATTGCTCAGCAGTTCCATCGTATACCTTGTATGTATATCCTCTCAATGAGGTTACTGGCAGCTCAGATACTAGAGAATATTCGCCAGCAAAAACAAAAATGTTACGATACTTTTGTGGAATGATTAGTCCGTAGCCAATTTCGACATAGCCATCTTCCCTTATTACTGGTGTACCGTCTGGTCTAGTTGATGCTTCATTAAATGACATCAGGTCTACCCAGGAGTTAGTACTATCTAGTCCCTGAATTCTCCATCTAACTGGCACTTGCATATTATCTCTACCAGCAAATGGGTCTGAGATAATTGCACCAGATGGCATAGACACTATACCAACGTTTGTAGTACCGACATGAGTCTGCATTTTAATAACAACTCTATTGGCAGGTACTGGATTTTTGTAAATAACAAATGGAGCTGCATCTTGTATGTAGTGCTTACCATTAATAGTCTTATTAGCAATACCACGCTCAGCAGATGTATCTGTGGTCTGCGCCGTATCTTTTTCTATTGCTACATTACGACCAGTTGTTCTGTATGATGTCCAATACTTAAAGTTATCTGTCTTGTGAGCTGCATAATATCGTGGGCGTGTTGCCATGTCAGCATCTGAGTTTGGAACAAAAGCTGTGTCAAAGTATCTTAGCTTATTGATTCCTGAACGTGGTCTAAATCTTGCAAAGCAATCCTCTAGCGAATATAGAAGCTTTTCATTTAACTTTGGCTCTGTGAATACTGCTGGAGTTTCACCGTCATCCTCAAAGCCATTTTCAATGCTGATATCTGCGTCTGTAGCATTAGTATAGTAGCCACCAACATCTGCAGGGTCAAAGTTGCTTGGAACAAACCTAAACTTAGACTCTGTCTTTTCTGGTCTGTTTCTGTAGTTTCCAACAAGCTGGATGTTGTTTGAAAAGTTCATGTTCCACTCAGCGACAATAAAGCTATTGCCCTTAATGGTTGACGAAGTCTCTAGATGGTTCTTAAGCTGATCATCTGAAAACAATTTAAACCTCTTCCAGGGATAGGCTTATGTTCCAGAAATCATAACCAGTCCCAACGCTTCCTCTGCGCTCTACGCTATAATCAAATTTTTCAAAGTATACTTCGACTACTTCATTATACTTATCAAGATTAGCATATGGATCGTCTGATGTAAAGTTCTTGTAGTTATCGTATGCTAGGTAGACATAGAATGGTCCTTGGTGATTCTTATACCAATCCAAAATTTCTGCACCACCAGCACCGCCGTCTGTAGTAAACTGCTGATCTTTATAGAACAATGATCCTGATGACACTACTTTTTTATTTGGAGTCAGGATATTGCCGTCTTCATTGATAGATGTTACAAGACCAGTTGGCTTACCATCCTCGCCAAACTCTGGGTTAGTTCTAAATGACCGAGATGGAAGCATTGACCAAGAAAGGCTAATATTTAGCTTGTCAGCAATGTGGTAAGAGCGCATACGACCGTTAATCATGCGCTCACGCTTTTCAATTCTAGTGGTTCCAAAGTTAATTGGAGATCTGTTGTCATCAGAAAGGATAATGAAGCTTTGGTCTTCATTGGCAGCGTTATTATATTCATAGCCAAGAGGGATGTGGAAATTAGAAGTAACTGTCTGACCATCTACATCATATGTATATGACACAATTGTACCTGGGTTGTCTGCAAATAGCACAGCTTGTGGTCTGCTATACTTTTTACGATTCTGCATGTACTCTTGTGTATTAGCCACTAGAATCTTCCTCCTCTAATTCTTTGCGAGTCTACCTGCTTGATTTGAGCCATAACAGTTCTTGCAATCTGGTCTGCGTCAGCATCTGACTTAACGTTAATGTTTACCTCATAATTATACACTGATTCGCCATTGTACGAGCCACTATTAATAGCCTTTAGGTTATCTGCACCAAAGCTTGATACAGCATACTTACTCATTACAAATTCTCCAGGGGTTAGCATAGCTGGAACAATGTCTGTGCCAAGTGGCTGACCGCCATTAGCAAAGTATTTAATCATTCCACCTCTAGCCTTAAATGCCCATCCTTGCTTTCCAGCAGGAGGCATCCATCCACCTCTTTCATCATCCCACTCCCAGCCCATTTGAGCTGGTTTTTGGGTAGTTACAGTAACTCCAGCAGGAGCATTTCCTAGCAAGGCGTTAGCTGCAGTTAAAGCCTTCGTGTAATCCCATGCGCTATAAGCTGCATTCTTAATCTGTGCATCGAGAAGCTCCCACTTGAGCTTTTGGTCTTCTAGAGTAGAAAGAATGTCATCTCTTGCATCCTCAAGAAGCTGAATTCTATAACGTGCTGGCTCTATTGATTCTTCCTCAATCTTAGCAATCTGCTTTTGCTTAGCAAGAATTGAATCTTCGATCTCAAGCCTAGTCATCTTAATGCCATTAACGGTTGTTGTGATGTTCTTTAGCTCGTTATCACGTGCCTGCTCGATAATTCTTCTTCTAGTTTCTGCTGCTGCAGATGCCTTGTCAGCTCTAAACTTTTGGATAGCCGATGCTGCTGCTGAAGAGTCTCCAGACGACATTGCACGAGCTAATTCAAACTCAGCTCTTTGCTGTTCAATAGCACGTCTTCTAGCCTCTTCTACCTTATCTAGTGCCTCTAGACGCTTATCGTACTTCTTGTTAATTTCGTCTTCTTGATACCCAATTTGGTCAAGACCGTACTGTAGGTCATCAATACCGCCAGGCTCATTTACAATCTTATCTATCTGATCTTGGCTCTTACGAATAGCGTCTTCAAGTGGCTTGGTGTCAGCTCTAAACTGAATGTCAATAGCCTGCTCTCTGTCGCCAATAATTCCAATAGCCTTATCATACATATCAGCAAACTGCTCTTCTACAGTCTTTGACTTCTTTATGGCTTCAATGTAGTTATTGATTTCAGCAATTCGCTTTTTAATTTCATCTGTAGTCTTTGCACTTGTAAGTGCCCAGGCAATCTGTGAATCAGAAGCTAGCTGCTCTGCGTCAGCCTGGTCAAAGCCAGCCTTGATAAGCATATCTCTAGCCTTTGCTGCATCGGTTGCTGCGTTTGCCTGATCTCTATATGCATTTGCAGTCTCGCCCATCACAAGGCTTCTTTCGAAAGCTACAAGCTTTTCACCTTCCTTGTTTAGACCCTTAGACATTTTACCGCCCTTGAAGTACTTCTTTGCAAACTTTGCTTGCTCTTCTGGACTTAGGTCAGAAATAATCTTAACCATTTCTGGAGACAGTCCTGTAGACTTTAGCTGATCTGCAAGATACTTCTCAAGACCCACACCACCAGAAGCAATCTTAAACTTGCTAATAGCATCAGCAGATGCCTTGAAGCCAGCAGTAAGCTTTTGAGTCATGTTTAGGGCATTCTTTGCACGTCTTACGTAATCATCTAGCCACGAGCTGTCTGCGCCAGCACCGCCACCTCCGTTGCCACCGTCTCCGTCGCCACCACCATTTGTTGCCTCATAAAGCTGTGTTACGCTCTTTGCACGATCGGCAGCGATTGAGAACCTGGCTGCATCTCTAGCTGCAGTGCTACTTCTAGGATCAGTTTCAAACGAGCTTCCATTGTATTTACCCCCAAGAGCAATTTTCTTTTTCGTGTTAGGGTCAATATATGTGCCACCCTTTGAGTTTTGCTTAATATAAGCATCTAGCTCTGTATCGTCTACCTGCACTGTAAGGAATGTTTGCATGTACAATACCTTTTGTACAGGATCTAGTCCATCGAAATATTTCTGGTTTGCCTTAAATGCTTGTAGCTGAGTGTCGTCTGTAATAATCTTTTGCTCAATTACAGACTCTGCGTTTAATTTACCCTGGTTTGCTAGATCCTTAACCTTATCAATTTGCCCCATTACTTTTTCTAGGTTATCTCCTGTTTGCAAGAATTTATAGGTAGCCTCAGCATTAATAACACTTCCGTATGTATCAATCATGCTATATAGGTCTAGAATGTTTTTCTTATCTTCTGGCTTTCCTGCTGCAGTAATTTGAGCAATAAAAGTTGAAGATGATACCTTTGCTTCTCCAAGATTCTCAAGAATATTAGCAAACTGGACTCCGTCTCTGCCACCAAGCTTTGTAACAATATCTACATATGCAGTTTGGTTTGTTTGACCATTCATGGTATCTGGATCAAAGATTCCGCCATCTCCAAACATTCTAGTTGCATCTTCTGGCTTGAGCAATCCAGACTTAAGACTTAGCATTGTTGTAATCTTTACTGTGCTGTTAATTTCTTCATCGTCTGCAATTTGCTCTACAATTTTTCTCATTGGCTCATTTTCATCGCCAGTAAATTCTGTATTTATGTTTTGCTGAATATTTTCTACAATAGCATTAACATTTTGCTGCTTATTTCCAGTTTGCTCTGTCTTTAGGTAAGATGTTTCATACGATCCGCCAAATTCGTCATAGGTAGTGTATGTGTCCATCTTAGCAGAGAAGCCTTCCATCGACTGGATGGTCCTCATGAATGAGCCATACTGAGCACCATATTCATCTAGTGCTTTTGTGCGCTTGCCTAAATATGTAGCCTCAAGCTTTGACGCTTCTTCTAGCTTCCCAGCCTTTTCAAGCTCTTGAATCTTTGGCAAGTATTCAGAGTCTAGAAGGTCTAGTGTTAGCTGAGCACCATTGACAAGCTCCTGAGCTGCGATTGCAGTATCTTTTTCATTTGCTTGAACTTTAGCCCATGCATCAGCACCATCAAAGAGTCCAGTTTCTGTATTTACTAGTTGCTGAAGTGGACCATTTGGGTCATTGAGAGGTTTTGCGTTGGCAGTAATCATAAGATTTACTGGAATGTCAATTGGCTGAGTTGTTACATCATAGCCATCTAGTCCTACAAACTGTTCAATTTGAGCAGTTACGCCTATGGTAAGAGAGTAGTCGTCTAGCTCTTTACCAAGTGCCGTGGCAATCGACAATGCCTGTTCGCTAGTTAGCAATCCAGAGACAATGCCATAAGACAGGTCTTTTCCTACTGCCCTGATGGCACTTTGCTTATCTTGACCTGCCATTGCTGTAACATTTTCAAGCATCGACAAGCCAGCATCTGACTGAAGATATGCCTCTCCGAATGGTGTTTTTCCTGGAGCATAATTAACTGGTGCAAACTTTCCACCAATCATCCTATCCATAATTTCTTTTGGAGTAGCTTGACCAGTTGCTTCTGCAAAATCTTGCAATTCTGAATTAGTGGTAGTCATATTGTCACCAAAAATTCTTAAACCTTCTGCAGTAGTTCTAACCTTTTCATTAAATAACTCTACGCCAATCTGGAGACCTGTTGTAATTACCGCAAGCGCAGCTAGGATTGGTGCTGCTGGACCACCAAGAGCAGATGCCCCAAGTCTTGCAGCCAAGCCACCCCCAACTCTAGCAGCAATACCAGTAGCAGCCTTACCTGCAGCATTTGCAGCAGCTGCCCTACCAGCAGCGACTGCTGCCTTTGTGCCTGCACTAGCTGCCTTAGCAGCCTTTGCTCCAGTAAATGCAGTCTTTACTGTATCGCCAAATGTCTTAATTCCAGAAAGTATCTTGCTACCTCTAAATAGGTTTGCAACTTCAGCAATAGAGCTAATTACTAGTGCAATGCTACCAGCATTCATAATTGCTTCATTGCCAGTTGCCCCACCAATCATGGATGCAGCCATACCAACAGAGCCACCAACCATACCAACCTTGCTTGGTCTATATGAACGATCAAAGTCGCTACCTGGCTTAGCGGTGGTCTTAACTACTCTTGGCTTACGTCTCTGAACTGTAGTAGTTGGTGTAGCCTTAGCTTCAGCTGCTCTCTGACGTGCACGTTCATTTCTGTTGTCTAGCTTAATAAGTCTTTGGGCTTCTTCCTTGCTTAGGAATTTACCAGTCTCTCTATCTTGATACTTACCAGATTGAGAAATCTTTACTCTCTTTGTACCGCCATCTTTGAATCCATCTACGGCAGCTTCTCCAAGCTTTGCGCCAGCTTTCTTAGCCTTCTTGCTGCCATCTTCAATACCCTTCTCAACACCATCAACGATATTGTCAGTAGCCTCTATCATTTTCTTTGATGGGGACCGTGACCTTGAACTCTTGTTTAGTCCCTTTGCAATCAATGCCTGAGTTTGACCAGAATTTGTTTTTGGTGCTTTTGGAGCACCCTTAATTCCCTTTGCACCAACAAGATTGGCTGCATCTAAATCTAGAATATCTCCTGCCTGCAGTGCTGATGCCTGCTTTCCATACCCACCAAATCTTGATATAAACTGAGCCTTTTGCTTGTATCCAACAACCTTGCCCTTGCTCTTGCTGAAACGTCTATCGCCAACAACAATACCTGTTACTGGATCTACAACCTGCTGACCACGAAGTGCAAGTCTTCCATCCTTGACTCTCTCTTCCATTTCTGCACCAGTAAAGTTGCCACGGACATCTCCGAGAACCTTTGCTCTATTTTTAAGTATGTTTGCAACCTTGCTTCTCTTGCCTCTGCCAGCTGATGCTTCTGATAGAACCTCGTTGGCTACTTCAGCAACTAGGCTATCCTTTACACGGATACCTTCCCTACGTGCTTTTGCTGCTACTCGCTTTCCAATTTCATCTTCTAGCTCTTGCAGGGTTCTCATACCTTGAACATCATTAGCATCTAGACCGCCTGCAAGTGCAGTACCCTTTAGCTTATTCTTTAAGCCATTCCAGCCACGCTCAAAATCATCTGGATCAATTCCAGCTCCTCTTTCACGCAATCCCTGGTTCATCTTGTCAGAAAGCTCTGCTACAAGAGATCCAGAGAATTTAATTCTATTCTTCATTTCATCTGACATAGAGTCGAAGTTAGGATAGAGTGCAAGAATTTGCTTTCTGACTACTGGATCATTCAAATCAAGATCGCCTTGTAGGTGCGATTTCTGTGTCTTTAGACCTTGGCTGAAGCCAGGAATCTTACCATCAACCATAGCGTTAATTAGTGGAGCATATCTCTTTGCATACTTCTTTGGAATAACTGCTTCACCAGGAGTAAGCATAGCAGGAACCTTGTCGGTGTTTCCTGTACCTGGAACGCTTACAACACCAGAGTTGTACTTCTTAAACTGTGTAGATTGTTTTGGTAGACCAACTCTAGAGTGGATTTCGTGATACTTTGTCCAGTCTACATTTCTACCCTCTTCAAGTCTACGAACCATGTTTTCGTAGTATGGCAATTCATCTGGAGATAGGTCTAGAGACTTAATAGTCTTCTTTAGCTTTGGAAGAACTTCATCAATCTCAGCTCGCATCATTTGAGCGTATTGTTGTGCGCTCATGCCACGAACCATGTCTGCAGTTGACTCAGCAAATGCCTTCTTAGCTCCACCCTTAACAGCTAGCAGGTTAATCTTAGCTTGCTCTTCAAGGGATGGCATGTTTGGCTCGTAGTCACGTAGACCAGAGGCACGGCTAAATACACCAGCAGTGCCCACGTCTGGCAAAACATCTCCATAGACATTATCTGCTGAAAGGTCCTTATCTCCACGAACCAGAGAGGCTAGAAGTTGCTTAAAGTACTGCTTCTTTGTAAACTTGCCTGTTGGTGTAGAGAATGTTGGGTCAAGTGGTGACTCAAGTGCTAGGAACTTTCTGTTGCCAGTCTTATCTGATGGATCTTTCAGAACGACAATCTTTTGCTCTGGAGACTTTAGACCATGAGCTTCACGAGCAATCTTGGTTGCACGAATTTCTGCTAGTGCAGCCTTGTCATCCATTACTGGCTTTACATATACTCTTGAACCGTCTGGCTTCTGATATACCCCACCAAGACCAAAGATTGGGAAGCTGTGACCACTACCTGGCTTTACCTGTCTTTGGTAATTCTCTGGCTGCTGGTCCTTAAATCTGCTTTGCTGGAATATACCAGCCATTTCCTTAGCAGTCTCTCTTTCCTTAGAAACACGCTTAAACGACTTTGGCATTCCAAGGAATCCCTTAGCAAAACCAGGAATACTGCCTGCAACCATTCCTTCAATAAGACCAGAATATCTCTGAGCCATCTTTGCTGGAATAACAGCTTCACCTGGTGAAAGCATTGCTGGAATAACGTCGCCAGCACCCTTTGGACCAGGAACAGATACAACACCACTTGCATACTTCTTAGGAGCTGCTTTAGCTCTTCTTGTAGCTGGCACAGCAAAACCTGCTTGAGCGGTAGTAGCTCTCTGATAAGCTGCAGTTAGGTTGTCAATAGCAGTTTTTTCAGATGTGTATGTTTGACGTAGCTTTGAGTGTGCTGAGTTTAGAGATGCAGAAACTGATAGTGCTTCTAGCTGTTCTTGTGTCAGATAGTTTACGCTTTCACCAAGAGCACCAGTTCCACCCTTTAGCTTTAGGAATACATTACGTACCGCTGCAAATCCCTTAATAATATTTGCAACACCATTAGCCAAAAGACCAAATGTCATAATAGCAATAGGACCAATAACACCAAGACCTGCTGTTAGACCAACAATAAATGTTTTAGTACCTTCGTCTAGCTTGGCAAATTCTTTTAGTGCCTTAGATGCAAATTCAATAATTGGTGTAGCAATCTTTAGGAACTGCTCGCCTAGTGGGATCAGGGAAGCCTTTAGGTCTTCCACTGACTTTTGAAACTTTGTTAGTGGGGAGTCTGCAAGCTTATTCAATTCTCGCTCTGCTACAATTGCAAGCTCTTCTGTGCTGTTTCTTGTTAGGTCTAGTACCTTTGCAGCTTGGCTGCCGTCTTTAATAACGTTCTGGAATAGTGTAGACAGACGTGCAAACTGAAACTTACCGAATAGCTGCTCAATAGCACGTGCACGGTTTAGTGGATCTAGAGTATCCAGTGCTTGCGCAAAGTCTAGGACAAGCCCCTTAACGTCTCCCTTATTAGCATCTACCAGACCCTTTAGGTTAATTCCAAATCCCTGCAAAAACTCAGAAGCTTTTGCTGTTGGGTTGATAAGAGATGCAAGACCCGACTTTAGTGCGTTAGCACTTTCCGATGCATTGATTCCACCCTCACGCATAGCAGTAAGGAAGAACGTAAGGTCTTCTACGTCACCACCAAGCTGTTGAATTACTGGACCAGCTTTTGGAATGGCGACTGTAAGGTCTTCGATGGATGTTACTGTCTGGTTTTCTACAGAGTTAAGGAAGTTAATTTTTCCAGCTAGCTGATCTGCTGCTGTACCGAAGGCGTTAGTCAGCGAGATTGTTGTTTCGAGTGCCTGTGCTTGTTCTACACCACCAAGCACTGCAAGCCTTGTTGCTTCAGAAACCTGGGCAGTTAGATCTGCGCCCATCTTACCCATAGCAGCTGCATCTGCAGCAAGACCCATAGTCTTTTCTACAGCAACACCATACTTGGTAAACTCATTTGCAAGGTTCTTGATGTCAGATACCATTTGCTCTGTTTGCTGGACGGTTGTATTAAAGTCACCATAGACACGGCGCAGACGAATAATTTGCTTTTCCATGTCCATAAATGCTTTACCAGCAGTTGTGGCAAACATTGTTAGAGGAATGGTAAAACCAACCATAAGCTGGCGACCAGCCCACTGGGTGTTTTTACCAAAGTTTAGAAGGTTTGTAGAGCCTTGCTTAAGTACCTGATTAAAGATCTGCTGCTTTTGTGCAGCGATTGCAGTCTTATTTGCAAGGTTGTCCATGTCAAGTGCTAGTGGTCTAACAGCAATCGACTTCATTGCACCGCTGGCATCTCTACCTAGCTTGATGTACTGAGTCTGAATTGTCTTGACACGTTCACGAGCAACCTTTTCTACGGTTGCCATTTCTGTCTTAAATAGTCTACCAAACGTCTTGGTAGAACCCATACCATATCTAAAGTACTCTCCAAGCGATAGCTTGTTTTTCTCTAGAGAGGTAGTGAATTGCTCAGTTGTTGTTTTTACATTGCGTACTGATGCTGCAAATTGACCAGTAGCATTAATGTTATTGAGAAGGTCTTTTTGAAGGTTAGCTGCAGCTGTTCTATTAGCTGCATTGCCCTTCGACATTGCAGTTTGAAAGACTGATATCTGTCTCTGAAGTTCTCTTAGGGTGGCGAGGGCACCGCTACCATCTATATCTAAGCGAACATTGGAGTTGATATCAGCCATTCAAATACTACATCCTTTTTAGGCGATACCGCCCAGAATTGCTGCATCGGCAAGCTTGATGCCTGATGCCTCTTCTACGATTCTGTAAACCGTTGGAAGATCAAGAAGGTCTTCTAGTGCCTTAGCATCAGCCGAAAGTTCTGGCTTGTACTGCTTCATAGCAATTTGAACACATTCCATTAGCAGGTCAATTGACTTATCATTGTCATCTGCGACCTCTGCGATACCCTCAAACTTCTTAGTGAATTCACGAAGTAGCGATACCTTTAGTGGTCTTACGTTGATTTGAGTTCCGTCGAGTAGGTCGACTGTCTTCAGCTCATTGATGGTTGTTGTCATTTAGATTCCTCCTTTTAAGGGTCTAAATAATTATATCATAGACTAACTATTTTTTTAGTCTATTCTCTCGTAGTCAAGCCCCATGCCAATACCAAAACCAGCCTTTACCGCATTCTGACCCTGCAGGGCTAGTACGTCGTTAGCACTTGTTGCCTGACCACCACTAAATACTCTAGCCTTCATATCTTCCCAGGCATTTGATTTGTTTGTTTGTGCATCAAGGTCTACTCCTTGGATAGCTGCAAAGAACTTTTTATCGCTATAGTCTAGATCTCTCTTTGCACTTAGTGTTGCAACTAACTCTGGCATAGACAGTGATCGCTCTAGTTCGTCATAGTCTTTCCAAATACCCAGCAAAAAAGCCTCTGACTCTAGCTTTGCTAGATCCATATCTTCCCAGCTTGTGCCACTTTCTTTAGCCTGCTCTACTGGCGTTTCTTCTGACTTTTCATTAATCTTAACACCTGCTGCAATGTCTAGAATCTTATACATTGTTGGCAAGTCAAAGGTGTCTTCTAGCTCTTCTACTGTAGTTATTGTTGGCAAGAACTGCTTCATTGTTATTAAGATACATTTTGATAATGCATCAATACCTGCATCTTCGCCTTTTGATCTTTTGAGATCTTCAAAGGCTACGATGAATTCTCTTAGGTATTTGATCTTTAGTGGTACGATGTCTATTGGTAGACCATCAACAGTAGTTACCGTTTCGATGTCGTAGATTTTAGTTGCCATCTAACAAGTATACCAAAAATACAAAACCGCCAAGGGGATTAGCCTCGGCGGTTCTGTGTTATTAAGTTATGTATTACGAGTTTGCAACGGTGCGGTCTACGATCTTACCGTAGGTTGCGTCGTTGTTTGGGAGCAAACGGAACGAAACTTCGAACATAGTAGCTTCGTCACGCTTTGCGGATACAGTTACGTTCTCAATTGAGAGCGCACGGTATGCGACATAGACACGCTCGATTGAGCTGCCTGCTGCACAGTCACCAGTACCTGGACCAACTGCTACCAGACCACGCTCGACTGGGCACTCACCAATATTGCCTGCTGTAAGCTCTAGTGTTGGGTTACCGCCCACTGTGGTTAGGTCACCGTCAACACCGCCCTTACCTGCGATTGCAAATAGAAGGTTTTCAAGAGTTGCCTCTGCGAATGTAGTGTTTAGGTTTACAGTCATACCCTGCTTGTATAGCTTGGCTACGTCAAGCAGCTGGTCAACCTGGACCTCACCGAAGTCAGGCTGGAACGAAAGCTCAAGACCGTTCATAGTGTAACCTACGTTACGGAAGTCAGCGTGGTCCTCCAGGGTGTCCTTGTATGTGACACCTGCATCATATGCAGGTAGCAGATTATTTGTTAGTTCGCCATCTTCGTATGTGAAGAGAGCAGCTGCACCAACAATGATCTGGCTGTTTGTACCTCTGTTATATGCCATATTTTTCACCTCTTTTTTCTATATGGAATTAGTAGGCGTGTTTCCTCAAGTTAATTATATCAGTCTTTTGAGAAATTACTGATAGTCCTTGGTGTGATAATCATAGTCAATGATTACCTTATTGCCAGCAAAAGTTCTAGCTGTACCAAAGTCCACAATATCCCTAGTTTCTTCTAGCTGGTAAACCTTTAGATTGTGGAAGAAGACTGGCTTAAACTCTTCGCCATCAATTACAATAACTCCGCTCTGATTTACTTTAGTGGCAATCCAAGCGTTTAGCTCTTGGGCTGATTCATCTTCTCTGTCTAGTAAATCGTGAATTTTTTGAGTTGTCTTAAGAAGCTTTACTGGATCTCCAGCTGTCTTATAAAAGTAATATAAAAGCTGCTCACACTTAATGTGTGGGAATGGTGTTCTTCTATACTTGAACATTCTGTCATATACCGCAAAAACATTGTTTGCTGCATCTGGGAATAGAGTTGTTAGAGCATCGATGTCTGTTGGCATTGTTGGCATAAATGGAATAGTAAAACCAAATCTATCGTCTTGCAAAACCTTCTCTTGAAGGTATTTGTTAATTAGTGTAGGTGGGTGAGTAATTGCCATTATAGTGATACTCCTGTCTTAGATACCCACTGGCTTCCTGCCTTCTTGCCTGCCTGGCGACCGCCAGTCTTGGCACGTGGGAAGTACTTATCATACTCTTTTGGTGTTTCAAGGTGCTTTAGAATTCCACTTGATCTTAGGAAGGCTTGAGAGAAATAGCTATTGAAAAATGTATCTACTGCTCTTTCGAAGGCTCCCTGTACCTCAGAGCCACCTGGATTGTCTACTCTAACTGGATTCTTAGTAAAGATCTGTTCTCCGTCTACGTCAAATGCAAGTGCAGACTTTTTAGGAACAATAGTTACTGGGATTCCCTTTTCCATAATCTCTGCCTTGTTATAAAATGGAACAGTTGATCCTGCCTTGATAGATTTTGACTGAGTAAATGTATAAGAAAACGATAGACCATTTCCAACGACCTTATAGTCTATATCGAACAGTCTTGCAGATGGGCTTCCTGTTTGCTCCCACTCATATACGTGGTGCATTGCTTGTGGAGACATTCTGGCGTTTGAATCTAGGTAGTTTTTTAGTGATTCAACTGTGAACGAACCTACAGTATCTACTAATACTGGAAGTGCCTCTTTGGCACCATCTACAAATCCCTCAGAATACTTAATTACATTCTTAATATCTTTGACAAATGAGCTTACGTCGAATGAGGCTGATATCATACGTCAACCCCCTGGTTTTCTGATCTTCTAAGAACTACGTTATAGTATTCGACAGTTCCAAATGGACCAACAAATGGCTCGTTCGATGCAATTTCAAAGATTGTGGACTTGCCAGCACGTGGACCAGATGTCTCTACATACACAGGATTGCAGTTCTTATCTTTAATATTAGTTACAACTATATTTGTAATTGCATTGTTGCTGTCAAGACTCGATACCCTGAGATCTCCACGCACACGACCTATTAGGATTAGTTCATTAGTAATATTAACGTTTGGCTTCACATCTTCTTTTGATGCTGATCCTGCTGAGTTAAAGTTACATCCAATGGTTCTGTCTCTTGACCAAGTCTTTTGTATCTGACCAAAGCCACCTTGAGCAATAATTGGATAAAAGATATCTGCCTCAAGTGGGAACATGAAGTCTGTGTTAGTTCCACATGCCATCTTATAACACCCCGATTGTAGTAATAGACTTTTGATACTTTGATAGAATCTTGTCTACTATTAGGTTTCCTGTTCCCTCAAATGACTTTGCGTCAAACTTGATTCTAAACTGGTCTGTGTTATAGTCTGAAACATAACGCTTAAAATAGTCAAGCTTACCGCAAGCAATATCAGAGACTAGAAGCTCTGTAGCCTTAACGATGTCTGATGGCACCGTAGGGTGTCCATGTGCAACAACTAGTATGTAGTCAAACGTTCTTGGAAATCCTCTAAACTCCCAGTTAATGTCAATGAAGTCCGATGGGCTTCCTGGCAAAATGTTTGGTGCTGACTCTAGTCTATTGAGTTGACCAGCATATGTTTCAATAACAGATGCCTTATTTGGAGATATCTCAAATGAGCGAGAGTAGTCTGATGCATTGTCTGCATCATAAATTAGTACGTTGTTCTCGTATAGTTTTAGCACTTTCTTTGCATCTACCCAAATTGGTAGGTAGTCTGTACCAAGACCTGTAGTTACAATTGCTTTCTTTTGGTAGTAGAATCCTTCTGGAATCACTGACTCAATGATAGCCCTTGCCACTTCTTCATTTTGTGCATATTCTGCAATCTCAGAAGCCGTAGTGCCCTTAGTATTTGCGTCTACATATGGTCTTCTGAGTTCAAAGGTTTCATCTGCAATGATTTCACCTGTTTCGATAATTCTAACTTCTACCCTATAGTCAGCATCATAGGCATTTGGTATTTCCTGTGTAATTGAGGTTACCGCCTGACTTTCAATATCAATGTCATTAGATGACAGGATACTTAGGTCTGACATGTCTGTGATTACTGCTCTTAGAGGCACCCCGACATAATTGGCAGGTGGTAACTGAACAGTTACTGATGTTGAGCCATAGGGTAGAAGTCTAAGAATTTCCATTAAAGAACACCAAACTCCTTGGCAACTTCTTCTGGTGTTGCTAGTCTGGTATGGTTACGAGTCAGCCACTTCTCTGCCTGCTCTTCTGTAACAATGTTGAAACCTACATATAGCTTTCCAACACCAGTCCATGTAACGTTCTTGCTTGAATAAACTGCAACCTTTTCTACCTTCTTGCCATCTACTGGCTTTGGCTTCTTGGATGCCTTTGTGACCGAAGCAGAAGCTGATCCGATAACTCCATCTGCTACTGGTGCAATTGCAGGCACCTTCTTAACAGATTCTACTGGCTCTGGAGCTGAGATAACTCCCTCTGCCTGCTTGTCATCTTTTACTTCTTCGATAGTTGCTTCGATACCTAGATCTGCAGCAAGCTCCTCTGTTGTGGTTAGCTCTTCTACTGCTGCAATTTCTACATCATCATTTTTGATTTCTTCTGACATAGTTCCTCCTAAATATTAATTATAACAGATTAATGAAAAAAAGAGGGCAGGAGCGCAATGCCCCTGCCCCCTCAAGGGTGCTAAGGTTTAGCTATCTGCAGCTGCGTCAGCATATGCAACAGCGTCTTCCTCTTCCCACTGAACACCGAAGCGGACGAATACAGTGTATTCAATTGTGTCCTTCTTTGGCTTGTATTCACGGTTTACAGTGATGTCTCTCTGGAAACCCCAAACACGGTTCTGAGGGAATGTTAGGTCAACATAACCTTCTGGGTAGTAAGGAACTTCCTGAACGTCAATTCCAAGAACACGAGTAGTACGTGCTCCACCGAATGTCTGTCCAGCACCATCTAGGTAAGCCTGACGGTTTGCAGGGGTACCTGCTGGAGTGCCAGCAAAAGCCTCGGCGATAGCGTCAGCTAGAGTACCGTTGTTCTTTACGATGCCCTGGAATGCGTCTGTACCAGCGTAGAACTTAAGGTTGTTCTTAAGTGCACGGTACTTGCGAGGCATTGCAAGAATAATGTTCTGCATTACCTCTGGAGTCCATGCGTTATCTGCTACTGTTACAACAGCTTCGTGTGCGTCACCGTTGGTCTTGACCTTGTTAACGAAACCTTCCATGATTGAAAGGAATGCGTTGTTACCAGTTCCAGTACCGTTGATCGCAAGGTCCTCGATGTCATTCGCAAATGCGTTTGTCATCAGACGAACCAAGTGATCCTCTAGTGCAGCACCTTCAATGCCATCCTCTAGAGCCTCAGCTGAAACTTCCCAGTCAAGACGAATCTTCTTGGTAGTCAGCTCGACCTTGCTAAAGGTAGCACCTGTGTTTGTATAGTCAGCATTTGCCTGAGCAGCAGCACGAATAACACGCTCACCGACGTTAACCTTCTCAAGCTCCATAGTGTTGGCTCTCATAGTTACACGACGACCATCCTTGGCGAGAGTAGTAGCATCCCATACGTAGTCAATAAAACGACGTGCCTGTTCAGGGCGAAGGATACCGCTGCCTGCATCACCCGAAGGATTGACGGCATTTGGTCCAGTTGTAAGACCATAGTTTGCAGTTGGAATGTTTCCGAGGGTGCTTGCACCTGGATCAGAGACACCTCCAATGCCACCAGAAGCGAAGGCACCTTCACCGTTTACGGTTGGGTCACCATTTGCATCTGGATAATTTTTCTTAATTTCTTCCGACATATTTTTCACCTCCTGTGATTGTTTTCTTATTATTTCAATAAGTCGGCAGTTTTGAGGAAACGACCGCCCCATAGGGATTTTTGAACCTGTTCTGGTTCGTTTTCCTGTACGATCTCGCCTAGATCGCCAGACTTGCGGAAAGCAGTGTCAGCTTCAACAGCGTCTACTCTCTTTCCAAACTCATTAAACTCACTCTTAGCATTAGCTACTTCGCTCTTTACTGCTGCGATTTCGCTATTTGCTGTGTCAAGAGATTTGCTTAGTGCAGAAACCTGCTCGTTTAGAGCCTTAATGGTTACTGCCAGATCGCTAAAGGCTGATGTTATAGAGTTCTTGATTTCGGCTACCGAGCTAACGATAGCGTCATCTGACTTAGATACCTCTTCGCCAGCAACAGAATCAGACTTTGCAACTTCTTCCTCGTCGTCTTCGGTACCAGACATGTCGTCTGCTTCCTCAGCAACTTCGGTTCCTGGAACATCATCTTCATCAGCATCTGCTGACTTTTCTACATCCGCAGCCACTGCTTCTTCAGCTACTGCTTCTGCTGTGGCATCTGCCTCTGGAGCGACCTGTGATTCCTCAACTGTAGTTTCTTCAACTACATCATTTGTTGTGTCAGTCATAGGACTTACCTCCTTGTTCATCTTAGAAGTATTAATGCCTTTAGCACTATCAACTAAGAACTTTATCATTTCTGTTTTTTCGCTGTCATTCTTTTCAACGAAACCTATGTTCTCCATCTGTGCACCAGTAGTTGGGCTAGTCTCAGATTCGTTTTGCGATAGCAAAACTAGACCAGATGTTGAATCCCAGAAAACATTTTCCAAAACTGTGTCGGACTTTTCAATGTCAGCTGCATCCATCTTTTCAATTGATACAAAGTTAGCTAGCTGATTTGCAGGAGAGTCTACTAGAGAAAGCTCAAAAAGATCGTACTCCTTGATGATGCGAACAGTCTTGTCTAGCTCTGCATTGTATGCATTATCAAACTTGTTCATCTTACCACCAATAGAGAATCCAGATAGGGTTCCGTCAAGAACCTTTTCCCAGGTGTCCTGAGCACCCTTTGATACATAAGCAGATACGTAGATACCAGAATAGAATTTCTTGGTCTCTGGATCAAAGTACTTATCTTCCTTGAATCCAACCATCTTACCGACAGAAATTGGTTGGTGCATTTCACGAATGTTGCCACGGAATTTTTGGAAAGCCTTAAGAGAGGCTTCTGGAAGAACGATATCGTTTTGACGATCTAGGTTATCGAGTGTGGCAAAACCTGAGACGATTCTTCGTTCCTTGTCTACCTTACTAAATGGCATTGAAAGACGTAGGTCTTCGCCATTAGTGTCGAAATGTGCCTTTGATATAGTCATACTACCTTAATTATATACCCTTTTTATAGATTCGTTATATTATTATAGCACTTATTGTGCACTTCTGCCTTCACCTTGAGCATTTCTACCAGAAATTGTTGCAGAGTTGTCAGAAGAATTATTGGTTCTCTCTACATCTCTCTGTCTATTTCCTGCTAGATCTGCTCTTGCGTCTGCAGATTGTCTTGACGACATCTCAAAAGGAGAGTCTCCGTCTGGTCTGTGAGGAAGACCAAGCTTCTCTCTAGCCTCATTTGGAACCATAATCTGAGTCTTTACATAACGCTCAAGAATTTGAGACTGTACATTTTCATCAGTCAAGGTTAGCTCATTAAACTTAAGCTCCATTATGTCTGTCTTTTCACGAATGATCTTGTTCAAAATCTTTTCCAAGTACTTCTGTGCTGGTCTTGCAACCTGCTCTTTAAATGTACGGTCTTGAGCAATGGCTGCTGCAATAGCTGCAGAGTCGCCACCACCAATCTTAGATAGTGGAACCTGGTGAGCTACTAGGATATCATCACGGTTACGTAGTCTATACTCATTAAATGATGCCTCTTGAATACCGTTTTCAATTGGCTTCATGTCGAACTCTACCTTGTTGTTATCTGAATCCCCAGGCAATGGAACGTACAGAGTTCTGTGGTTCTGCCCCTTGAGACCAGTTTGAAGGAATGCAAATAGCTTGTCTTCGGCATCGGGAGACAGCTTAGCACCCTTAAGGGTTACAATGTATCGTGGAGTAGCCTTGTTGGCAAAGTAGTCAATGTTGTATTGTGAAGCTAGCTGATCTCCGTGCAATGCTCCAACTGCAGACATAATGTCTGGAATACCATAGTAAGTGTTTAGTGGGGAGTACTCTGTGAAGTGAATAATCTCATTTGGTCTTGGGTCATTTGTAATTGGATTTGCATTCTTTGCACCAAAGTTTCTAAAGTAAACAACCTTCTGACCAATGATCTGAACGTATCCGTCACGTAGTCTTCGTACACGCATAGTAGTAGATGGAATGTGACCAACATATCCAATCTCGCCATTAACAGTTCTACCAATTTCAAGATATCCGTTTCCTGTGGCTTCCCAGTCAGTACAAACCTTCATCATTGTTGTAGTAAACGAGTCATCGTCATTCAAATTCTCTAGCCATTCACGTAGCTCCATCTTAACTCGTTCAATTCGCTTACGAGCTTTTTCACGAGCTGACTCATTATCATTTGCCTCAATCATCATCTGGGCACGGCTAGTAATGTGGAAGTCATAGCCAAGACCTACGATGTTTTGAACCTTTGCATCAATTGCAGCGTGATTAGCAAACGATGTATCGTAGAAGTTGGCTAGCTCATACAGGTTCCATGGTGGAGTAATAACATCGAACATGCTATAGCCATTGCTATAAACAGTTCCTGGATTAATTTCTTTTGACTTTGCTCCGTCAATACCCGATCGAACAGCAAGGGCACTGTCCTGATACGCAGGTGCAGTAGTATCTACGACAGCTTTTGAAATTCTGTCTGATCTACGTCTAAAGTTTTTATCAAGCCCATTTAGACTCTTAAGGTTGTCCCAAGACTTAATAAATGGGTCTTGATTCTTAAACTGATTTACTTCTGCCTGCGACTCGTCGATCGAAGCATTGATGTAATACTCTTGCATTATCCCTCGTCTCCGTACAGTTCAATAGTTTTCTTTGCATCCATGACTGCACCAAGGTCGTTAAGGTTTGGGATAAGCCCCTGTTGCATTCTTTCTACCTGTTCGCTGTACTCTTCGTCAGAGATTCTTGCCATTCCTGCAAAAAACTCAGCGTGTCCGTCGCCTTGACCAAGATATTCAGCTTCTCGCTTCAGCTTTGCTAGCTGTAGACCATCACCCCTATGAGACGGTATATTTAAAACTCCACCCTGCCCATCAGTGAATGGCTTGCCGTTTGCCTTGATCCAAACATAGATACCCCAATCGTAGTGCTTATCGATTACAGTTAGTTTGGATTCACCAATTTGACCAGGAAATTTTTCATTCATAACCATAAGTATACCATATTATGCAGGTTTTATCTGTTGCGACTGCCAAGACACTGCATCATATGTTCTATACTTATAATTCTTTAACCTAAACGTTATATTGTCACCAGATATAAACTTGTTGGTTCCAGTAAATGCCTTGAATAGATCCTGTGGGTCTACTCCATAATATGTAATGTCGGAAAGTACCAGAACTCTATTCCAGTTGTAAGTTGGCACATTCCAGAAGAACCAGTCTAGTGGAACTATACCATTTTGCTTAACCTTAAGCCATGGTCTCTTGGCAACGCTAGAAACCTCTTGTAGGTTTGTTGACTGATAGAAAGAAATGTTGTTGAATAGTAGTGGACCAACTAACCTAATACCGCCAACATAATTGGAGAACTCTAGGGTATTACCAAAGCTAATGCCAAGCATCATCCATTCCTTAACTGTAATAATTGGATCCTTAACTATCTTACCGTTTACGTAAAAGCCAATACCATTCTCAAAGCTTCCAGTCTTAGCGTTAATTGCATAAATCTTAGCCCTTTTGCCATCCCGATCAATAGGTGTCATATAAAACTTGATCGTATTGCTGAGCTTATCCTGGATTTCAAATATCTGAGTATCTCCATAAGAAAAGAAGTCTTGATCATATCTAACTGCTGCTTGCATAGCAATTACTTTGTAGTTGTCAGACTTGAATTCATTTACTGGTATGTACAAACCTCTAAAGTCTTCATTAGATACGTCTCCTCTAACCTCTATGCCAGAATATCTGTTCAGGTATAGGTATGGGGTAGAGCCTTTATAGATGCTAAATGGGTTGCTGTTCTTGTAATCATAATATACCCCAGACTTTTTAAATGGGTAAAGTGGAACACCAAATCTGGAACCTACCTTGGCAGGGCTAGTTTGACTCATTGACTGAGCAGCATACTCAAGCTTTTTGATGGCTACTGGATTAGTGTTAATTCCATCAAGGTCTACCTCGATATGCGTCACAATTGCGATGTCTGCGACATTTACATTTTTAGGCAAGTAGACGATTGCATTATTCACAATTTCATACTTTGTTGTCATCCAGTCTGATCCTGGAACAATAACGTTATTCTTAGGAGCAGGTGCTGTTGATGTGAAGTATGATTGTGCTTGTGACACACCAGCATCTAGATACTGGAATGTTATATAGGTTCTAACATGTGACAACGATGTGTCATAGTTGTATATCTTTACTGACTTTTCCATCAGGTCGGTATAGTCGTCGTAGCCTGTGTATAGGTGGTTAGAAAGAAGCTCATACGTCTTTCCGTCATAGGCAGCCTGAAGCTGCTCATAAGTCCAAGACGATGTTGTTTCTTCTTCGTAGAACATTGATGGTGCTGGATAGTCTATGTTTACCTGCACAAAATCTACGTCATAATATGGCTTACCCTTATCATCATTAACGTACTTAGCGAAGTATCTCATTGGGATGTAGTCTTCCCAGTATCCGTCAATTGCAATGTCTAGATATGAAGTATCTAGGTATTCCTTAAATATAAGACCATAGCTTGGGGTATGATCTATTGTGTAAGATGTGATGAAGTCATTTGGAGAACCTCCATCTAGAACATACTCCCACAGGGTAGTGTTGTACAAACCACCATCAATAAATGATGCTGACTGATAAAGATCAAAGACGTTCTCGTAGTCTAGTGGCAAGCCTCTCTCACCAAACAAGGACTCTATTTTAGAGAAGTTTCTATCATTACAAAATGCAACGGTATATATGTTACCTGCAAATGTCTTTGTAAATGTCTTATCTCCGCCAATGTATAGCGAAATCTGTGACTTATTTCCAAAGAATGTCAGCAGGTTTCCTCCAAACGCTTGAGTCATTTTATCAATATGGAATCCAACTGTAAACATGTCTCCAACGATAGTTCCATCTGAGCTATCAGTTCCCCAAGCCTCGTAAACGACAGTCTCGGTAGATCCATACTTAAGCCTATACTCAATGTTATTATTGGTCATTGCTATAGTAAATGTATTTAAAGTTACCTGATCTTCAAATAGCATAAGGACTTGTTCAGATGTTGGAAGGGAGTCCTTAATCTTAAAGATACCATAAATAGCAGCAGTATCATCTACTAGCATATTTATATTATTGAATAATATGTACCCTGGCTCAATGGTCTGACCTGTCTTAAAGGTAACAAATCTGTCATCTTCATTTTGAACTGAAGCTAGGTCTGAATACCAAGATCCTAAAGTTTTGTTGGTCTGAAAAATAACTTCTGGCAAAGAATAGTTTGGTGCAGTAATTGCCTTGCCAACAGTTGACAGGTTACTGACTATTGCATCGCTAAAGCTAGACATGGCAGGATAGTTTTGATTTTTAGAATATTGAGCGAACCCATAGTCGACAACTACAGATGTTCCAGAGTATGCCTTTTCAATATTCTCTGGGTACTTGACACCCTGACCATAGACCCATCTTCTTTTAGATACTACGGATGGAACTTCGTATGAGTATATCGCTACAGCATCAATCTCTATTGGAGATACATCTTCATAAGCATAGAATCCAAGCCACTCCTGACTCTTACCAGCAACAATTTGCTCTGGAAATACGATAGAATCATCTAGAGTCAAGCCAACGACCTGCTCTCCATTAATTAGCAGGCTTGCTGATGTTGCAGAGTATCTAATATCTACAAGCATTGGTCTTGCCCATTCACCTACATAGTGACTACCAATATTCTTACCAATTACAAGCTTTAGGAATGGACCATCGACATATAAACCATCCTGCGATGTAAGTGGACCAAACACTCTTTTTGGAACTACTGTGTCTGAAACAACTCGCATCCAGAACTCTGCAGTAAATTGCTTATACCTTCCAGAGTCATTTAAAAATCCCATACTTGGCAGGATCAGTGATGGCTGATTATTATTTGGATACAGTATAGTAACGCTAGAAGCTCCATATACCATTGGGATGCCAGAATTTTTTGCCATCAGGGTGTTGGTGCCAGACAAGTAGTACCCATCTTTATCCTGCTCTCCATATGCTGAAGCAAGAACTCCAACATTATATGGTGAGCTAATTGGAATATTGGCAGGGATCGTTGATGGCTGAACACCCAATGAGGTAGCATTGAACTCTTCTGATCTTTGACCAAATGTGGTTCCATTAATCATAAATTCGCTAGATGTATCTCCACCAAGATATACAAATTCTAGGAATATCTCAAAGTCTGTTTCTTCGTCTGGTATCTTAAATGTTTCTGATATAAGGGTCCACTTATTGGCTTCTGGTATGTCAAATAGCTCTACAACTTTTACGAATGTATTTGATGTTGGATCTAGATATCTATAGCCCAGGTTAAATCCTGTAACATACTCTGTCTTAGAGTATACATATGTACTAATAGAAAATGTGCCTATGTCAAAGTTTAGGGATGATCTTGAGATTGATGGTCCAATCATCTGAGTTGTTCCAACCTGCCCCTGTGATAGCAGGGTAGCAGAAACTAGATTAACAACTGAGTCAAATGGCTTTTTTGATAGTGTGACTGATGAAGACTCTCCACCCACTATTGTCCAGTTGTCAAAATCTCTGTCATTTTCTGATATTAGTGAAACGTAGTCCACAGATTCGTCAAGAGACCACATTGCAATGGGGTGCTCTGCAAATATTTTTTCTGCATAAAGGTTGGAAGGACTAGACATATTTCACCATGTATAGTTTACCATATATAGCTAAATTATTTAGTCAATGAGGAACCAGAATCCTGGAGACATATACTTTGTACCACTGATAATTTTAGTAGACTCGTGGACAAATGGCGGTACTGATGGAAATATGACTATGCTTCCTGCTTTTGGCTTAATCCTAATACCCTGGTTTGGAAAATTAAGTTCTCCGCCCTCATAATTATCGTTTAAGTATAGTACAGAAGATATGTGTTCTATGGTTGGCTCTGGTGGAGAGTCTGTGTGCGGTCCCATAAAAGCATCTACAAAATACTTGCTAATGCTTATTGGTGCTTGCTTTCCCATTTCAATTCCTAGTGTACTGCAGTAATCTTTGGCTGTTATATCTAAGGCTATTTTTATAAGATCATAAACATTTTTTGTAACATCATCAGATTGAGCGTAAGCTTCTGGATTTGTTGTTTTCCTAGCACCAAAAATAATATCACTGTTATCACTGGCAGACCATGTGTGCCAAGACGATATTAGTGAGTTATCTGAAAGACTTCCGTCAACAGCCTCGATTGCAGCAATAACACTAGACGGTATTTCCAAAACATTTTCATAATAGAATATCTTATCTGCATATACCGTTTTCTTTATAGCATTAGGCAAACTTGTTTCCATTTAGCCAGTGCTCCTTTTGCTTAGCCTGCTGTTCTCTTACCCACTTAAACTCTTCTTCCCACTCTAGCTTTCGCTCTTCAGAATATTCTGCATCATCAAAATCCCAGAAAGAAACCATAGTGTATCTAGTTCCATCTGTAATTTCTTTTACTCCGTGAATATTTTCTACACCACCAGGAAAGACGTAGTATGATAGCCCATTTGGCTTAAACTCAATATTGTGGTCTGGAAAGTACAACTCTCCTCCACCGTAGTTATCGTTTAAATATAGGATCCCTACATACTTATTAATTTCAAAAGCATTGGGTTTTCCATGGCTATCGGAGTTGTCTGAATGTGGATTAGCATATCCACCAACATTCCACTTTTGTGCATGTGAAGTGTTTGGCTTTACCCCCCTACCAAAAATCTCTTCTACGTGAGCCTTAAAAGACTCCTTCAGCTCTTCAAAAAATAGTCCAGGCAAGCCATGGTCAGACAATTTGGGATCATTTGGCAAAAGCCCCATACCCTCAGATCCATAGAATGCAATGTCTCCCCAGTCACTAGCCTTATCCTCAAAATACGCAATCATTTTATCTGCAGTATCTTTTGTAATAAAGTTTGGAACTTCTACTATACGATTATCTTTAATTCCAAGGATGCTGTTTTCTATTGGCTCGTCCTTATAAAAAACGAATGAGCTTTTGTCAACTGATTTGATAAACATTATGCCTTCTCTCTGTGTGCCAAAATGGTCCAAAAGAATGGACAGGTATATCTAATTCCAGAGTTTAAAACAGTAACTCCATGAATATAATTTCGGTCGCCTGGGAAAAAGTAAACTGCTCCCTTTTTGGGCTTAAATTGTATTCCCTGATTTGGAAAGTATAATTCTCCACCCTCATAGTCATCATTTAGATAAATAATAGTTGCAAGATCATACCATGGAAAATCATTTGGCTTACCTGCATCGTCACCCTGATGTAGCTCTTTATCTGCATGAGGCATCTGCAATTGACCTGGCAGCCACTTTACCATTGCTGGAGATGTAGGATTTGCTTCTACATTAAAAAATGACTCAACTTCTGGTTTAAGCCTATCTACTATTTTTCTAATTAATGCTACTATTTCTGGGTTTGATTTCATCAATGTTGGAAGCGTTGCCACACGGTCTTTCCAGTAATCGGCATCGTATATTACTGTACCCTCGTCATTGTAGTGAGTCTCTGTTACGTCCCACTGATCATTATTTCTAATGAAGTTATTAAGTATATCTATTTCTTCTTCGGTCAAGAAAGGCTCAATGCCACCAATCATCTCTGGTCCTGAACCAAAGAATCCTGATGGCGTGATTGAAACTGGAAGATCGTTATATTGTTTAGTGTTTTCTGTCATATATTAATTATACACTATTCGTACTTACGACGCTCCCATACATCTCTCTGATATACCCCACCATTTGGTACACGGTATTTTTCAGAATTTTCCATATTCTTTTTACGAAGAGTTTCTTGATCTGTGACTAGCTCTACTTCTGAAGTCCAGCTCTCTCTTTTAAATGGGATTATTTGTGCATATGGAGTTCCTGCTGGAAGAATGCCAGTCCATCCTGATGCAACAAAGAATGGCATTGTTCCTGGCAAGTTTACCTTATCGTTATCAATAATTCCTGCTGTAGTTAAGAACGGAAGCTCAAATCTATTCAGTGGCTGAGTATAGATGGCACTATACCCTTCTGGCAACTCTACTGCCCAATCTGACCACCAGGCAAAGTGCACTTCTTCATAGCCATGTGGAACTGGAAATTGTGGCATAGGGGATCTTGGCTGGACAAAATGAACATACTTAGGATCATCAACCTTTACCGAAAGAACGCCAGAATCAGAGATGTAAAACTCAATATCACATGGTGTCTTGTAGACATATCCGCTGCCCATAATGTCATAGATTGCTGGGCAGGCTTTCCAAGTAGGAACTTTGCCACCGTCTGGACCAATCCAGTGCTCGCCATCTGGTCTTTGCGCAAACCTGTCTGCATTTCTATACCAGTCTGGAATAGTCTTTAGAATTGGTGTTGGTCTAGATACGCTATCTTCTGTTAGCCAGGACCTGTTTGAAACAAATTTTATAGACTGCATTACTGCTCCTTAGTAGTTTTTAAAATAATTTTCTTTGCTTCGTGCTTACCAACAGTAGCACCAAGATGATCTTTAGCGTCTCTATAGAAGTGGGTCCACTCACCACGAGAATTCATTTCTTGTGCAGCATCTCCACGTGCAGACATATAGCTGTTATAGCTTTCATTATAAATTTCTGATGATGGTTTAATTACCATCTCAAAAGACTGAATGTCAGTTAGCGATATTGGTATGATTGCAGCAATTGGTGTTCCTGCAGGAATGACAATTTCTTCATTAGCCTTTGTTACCATCCATGCTACTGGAAGCTCTCCTGGCAAAACAGATGTGCTTGTTAAGGTTGTCATACATTGAGCACCGTCAATAAACTGATTTGGAACAGGCATTGTCAATAGTGTTACGTTTTCGTCTGACTTAAACGTTAGTCCAGTACTAAAGCTTACCGTTCTGTTACCACGATATGTATGAACATAACTGTTTCCAGAAAGTATTTTTATATGGTCAGCAGTTGAATCGTTAATGCCATCCCAAATAAATCTAATATCTTCATTAAATGAAATTCCCCAGCCAAGCCGATTTGCTAAAGAAATAGGAAAGCAATGATACGCATGTCTATCAAAGGTTATGTCCATCCAGTCACGCTTCATTCCAATTTGATCTAGAACTGCTGCGTTACCGTTATTTTGGTATACGTTAATGATTGACATTAGTCACCAGTTTCTTGGTAGAAGCCTTCTCTGTGGTACTTTGCTGAGTAGTCAAGCATAGTAACAATTGAGTATTTGGTTCCTGAGTGTACTGGCATTGCTCTGTGAGGATACATAAAGTTAGATGGGAAAAGGTATAGATCTCCTGCCTTTGGCTTGATGTTTAGGTTTTGTAGTCTAAAGAAAAGCTCTCCACCCTCATAATCGTCGTTTGGATATGATACTGCTGATAGGACACAGTTGTACGAGTAGCCATTGTCGTGGTGCTCCTGGAAGTGCTGACCTGGACCGTACTTAATAAAGTTCATAGCTTCCCAATAACGAAGCTCTCCGATGTTGTATGTCCGACAGTAGTGCTTTACTGCTTGAAGCTGTCTAAAATAAACTTCATCCCACAACTGCTGTAGTTTTAGGGATGCCTCTGACCTGTCATCAGCAATGTCTGTCTTTTTAAACTTAAAGTCTTGGCAGTCACGGTATTCTGGCATCCTCATGCCATATCCGACTTTTGCTTCGCTGTAAGAAAATCTATTATTTGGATCATTTAAGACATCTTCTAGTCTTGATATAATCTCCATACTTTTTGGAAGAACATCACGGTATACAAGAATACCGTTTCCAAAATCTTCTACAGAAGACCATGTTTGCTCTTCAATCTGATAATACTTTTGAATTCGTTCGTGAATGTTTTCCATTATTATTCCTTAATATGATAGTTCGTTGTCTGATTCTCTGTAGTTATAGTTTCTAAGGTTACCCCTTGAATTATAGTCTGTCATAACTACGATTGCATACTTTGTACCAGAGATCATGTCCTGTGAGGCATGTTCGTACACGTATGTTGATGGGAAGACTATTACATCGCCAGCCTGTGGCTTAATAGTCAGGTTAAAGCGTGGAAAGTAAATTTCTCCGCCCTCGTAGTCGTCATTTATATATGCAACAACAGATACAGTAGTCACATATGCTGGACCATGGTCAGCATGAATCTTAAAGTGTGTTCCTGGTCCGTCGTACTTGACAAAATTAAATGCTTCAAAATACTGTATACCTACACCCCATGATGCTGAGTAGTGATTAGTGCAACTACGAATTTTCTGAAATGAATCTTCGTGGATATCGTAAAGTGCCTTATTCTGATCATTAACTGGTCCAAGAGATCCTCTGCGAATCTTAAAATCTAGACAATTTCTTGCTGACTTTACAACATCATCAGATTCTGTGACCATTGCGCCAGACCACTTATACTGAGTTTGACCATTAAGCGTATTTTCTAGCACGGAAATATAGCGTTCACCATCTTGCTTTGGAATAGCATTCCTATAAATATTTATTCCAAGTGCAGGATTAATTACAGTAATGCCATTGCCAAGATTAAGATCTGGCTTTCTATTTGTATCTGTTTCACTTCTATCTAATTCAAACCAACTTGTCATGCATTAATTATAACATAACCAATTAGCATGGGCAACCTTTAGTACATTCTGGGCAGAATGAGGGTGGGAAGAATGGGAAAAACGGTGGGAAGAATGGGAAAAACGGTGGGAAGAATGGTGGGAAGAATGGAAAGAATGGCGGAAAGAACGGACCAAAGCTTGGGAAGAATGGGAAGAATGGTGGGAAGAATGGAGCCTGAGTTGTTACGCTATTAGAGTTTGCAGAGTATACACCAGCACCATTGGCATTCTCAGCACGGACCTGGTATGTTTGAGCTGTGTTAGCTTCCTGTGTTACAACAACTGAAGTTGATGTTGTTGTTCCAGTTTTGCCATCAGAAGATGTCCATCTGTAAAGGCTGATAGCCTTTCCTCCATTGTTAGGAATATTCCAAGATACAGTATCCTGATTTACTCCTGCCGTAGCAGTTGGTGCAGATATAGTTGCTGGAACTGTTGTTGCTGTTACTGAAGCAGAAGGTGAAGACGCTGCTGAGGTACCAAACGCATTTGTTGCAGTAACTGTAAAAGTATAAGATGTATTGCTGGACAAACCTCCAACAACAATTGGCGATGTAGATCCAGTTGCAGTGTGTCCTGCAGAAGACGTTACAGTAAATGATGTGGCTGCACCAGATCCAGCTGGCAAAGAAAATGCTACAGATATAGCACCATCATTAAAGGCACGGTTAGTTCCTACATCTGTACCAACTACGTTAATTGGTGCCAATGGTGGAATAAAGTCATTTTGTGCTAGTGACTTCTTACCTGCTCTTTTATTCTGTGCCATTTTCTAAATACCTTCCTAAGCTGTAAGGTCTCCATAGACGACCCAAGTGTTTGCAGCTCTCTTAAATATTGTAGCAGATGACCACTGAGTACGTAGCTTAAGACCTGGTGTTGCATTTACGGTTACTCCGCCAGCACCAGCAATTGTTACTTGACCAGTACCAGTTTGAAGAATATCTAGAGATGTTCCTACTGGGAAATTCAAAGTAGCATCTGCTGGAATTGTTAGAGTCATAGCTGAAGAAGACCCCATCTCGATTAGATCATCTCTCTCTGTCAGCGAAGATAGTGTGTATGACGATGTCTTCTGAATAATTGGAGTAAGGGATGGAACACCCTGTAGGCTTTGTGTTCCGTCTGGGAATACCACTGCAGCAGCTGTTAGGTTGTTCAGCTGTAGATTATCTAGCGATCCCTGAGCAAAGTTAACTGTGGTAGTTGGCTCGTCAGTTACTCCCTTAAACAACTTCCAAACATCGGCGGATGCGTCACGAACAATACCTGTGTGCTGATAGGTTCCATTGTTAAAGTTTCCAACAATACCAATGTCTACTAGGTTTGCAGAATTACCTTCACCAATGTAAATAAGTGGGTCAGTAACAATTAGGTCTGTTGCGCTAACTGTAGTTGTTGTTCCAGTTACAGTAAGGTTTCCATCGACAACTAAGTTTGTCTCTACAGTAACGTCACCAGTAAATGTAGCACCAGTAAGGTTTGCCTTTGCGTTGAGTGCAGTCTGGGTAGCTGTTGATATTGGTTTATTTGCATCTGATGTATTTTCTACATTACCAAGACCAACCATGTCTTTTGTAATACCAGAAACTGTTCCAGTAAATGTTGGGCTATTGATTGGTGCCTTTGAATTTATTTGTGTCTGAATTGCAGACGTTACACCACTAAGATATGATATTTCTGTTCCAGAAACATATCCAATAGTCGTTGTTGATGGCAATAAGACATCTCCAGTAAGTTCTGCATCATTAATTGGTGCATAAGTTGTTGCAGCTGTTGCAGATGCAAGCTTTGCATCTAACTGAGTCTGAATGCTTCCAGTAACACCGTTTAGGGTTAGAATTTCAGCAGCTGAAACATCTCCAATATTTGTAGTTGTTGGTAGAACTACGTTACCAGAGAATGTTGGACTAGCCACATCTGCCTTAGATGTTTCGTGGGTAGTTACTGTGTTGTATGCATATGTAGCGTCTGATACTACGTCATTAATTTGTGACTGAATTGGTCCAGTAACACCAGAAAGGTATGACAACTCTGTAGATGTTACGTTTCCCTGAAATGTTTCAAAATCACTTCTGAGATCGTCAATGTCTCCATTTATAATTAACACTGTTGCATCTAAAATAGTTTGCAAAGAAGCCATTGTTGCCACTGGGGAAAGCTGTGCCCAGGTGAGGTCTCCCATACCAATTTTAATTTGGTCATTTGTAGAGTTGTAAGCAACTGTGCCTACAGGAATTGCTGTTGAGTATGAAGACCATTCTGAATCAGTTTTTGTCAGAACTCCTGCCTTTGTAGCTAGCGAGTTTGTAACCGTTGTAGCAAAGTTTTCGTCATCGCCAAGTGCAGCTGCTAGCTCATTTAGAGTATCTAGTGCTCCAGGTGCACCTGCGACAATGGCATCTAGGTTGGTGAAGTATGGCAAAGCAGTCCAAGAACTTGAACCATCACCAATCTTAAACTTGCTGGTGTCTGTCTCAAATCCAATTTCTCCAGCTGCAAGCACTGGGTTAGCAGTAGTCCACTGGGAGGCTGTTCCTCTTCGTTGCTGCATTCTTGTTGCCATAGTTAAATTCTCCTAATGGGGTTTACCCACACTTCTATACTAATTATAACATAATTATTAAACTGAGCCTGCATCAAGCGAGTACTCGAACTCTTCGTTATATGGTCCTCCACCGTCAACAGTGCTTTCAAATACAGACTGTGCTGGAATACCTCCGTCTGGATATGAGGTTATTTGTCCAACAACAAACCAGACACCACCATAATATATCTTTAGCTGTTCGCTATCCATGTCGAGCCATACCGCTCCCTGGGGTGGAGAGCTTGGTGGTATGTAATCTGCAAATGTTTCTCTGCCTGCTAGGGCATCTACATAGCTTTTTGTAGTTGCGTGATCTGGGTTAGTAGGAGTGCCAACAACTACAGGTCCACCAAAGCTACCACCTTGACCTACCTGTATTCCCTGTTTGACCCTAAAGTCATTGTTTGTTGTTGACACTTCCTACATCCCTGCTTAATTAGTCGTTATACGCAATCAGAGTTGCTGCAACAAGAACCTCTGAGGCATTGTTGGCAGTTGTTACTCTCAATCGGTATTGTGAGTTTGCTGCATCCCAGTCTGCTGTGATGGTTGCAAGTTCGCTTACTGATGTATAAATAGTACCATACTCAAGTACTGCAATGTTGTTTGAGGAATCTGTTGTTACTAGAACTTCAGATACCTGCGAGTTTCCACCATTGTATACACGAACAAGATACTTTACGCTACCCTTGTTTGCACCAAAAGTATGTGCTGTTACAGTTCCTGCAGTTGCTACATTTGTCCAGGTTGCCTCTTCTTTGCGCACCCACGTTACGTCTACAGATGCAAACTGTGGAGTAGTGTTCTGAATTGCATCTACTGCTCTCTGATTAGTAAAGTAAAGGTTAGTTACACCTTCTGGAACATCGTCTGACGTAATGTCGCCAACACCAGTAGAAACCGCATTGTCAACGTATGTCTTTGTTGCGATTGTGCTATCTACCGAAATGGTGTCAGTTACAATTGAAATGCCGTCGCCAGCAGTTAGAATGTTTTGCTTTTCGCCAATCTGAGTAGCAATAGTTGATGCAAATGATGCGTCATCATTAATTGCTGCAGCAAGCTCATTAAGAGTGTCTAGCAATGCTGGTGCACCGTCTACAAGATTCGCTACTGCTGTATCTGTGTATGCATTTGCATTGCTTTCTGCAGTAGCTGCTGAGCCAGCAGCATCGTAGTTAGATGCCAGACTGTCTGCATAAGACTTAGCACTCTGCTCTGCAGTTAGAGCTACTGTATCTGCATATCCCTTAGCATTGTTTTCTGCAGTAAGAGCGACACCGTCTGCATAAGTATTTGCAGCAGCTTCGGCAGCGTCTGCTGAGCCTGCAGGGTCATAGTTTACTGCAAGACCATCTGCATACGATACCGCATTGTTATATGCAGTAGTTGATACTGAGTCAGCGTAGTTTTCTGCTGCAGTTTGTGCTGCAGATGCTGCGCCAGCAGCGTCATATGCAGAGGCTGTTGCATCTAGTGCACGTTGATCTGTAAAGTACTTGTTAGTGGTACCCTCTGCGAGATCATCTGTTGTAGAGTCTGCAACACCATTTTCAGCAGTAATGGTTAGACCAGTTTCATCACCTGTAATAGTAATGTTTGTAAGTGTTGCGCCTGTCAGAAGGTCTGCTGCATCTGACTTTGCCTGTGTTGCCGAATAGTACTTATTTGTAATACCTTCAGCCAAGTCGTCGGTGGTGCTACCAGTTGTAATGATGTCTTCACCATTAACGGTAGCGTTGGCACCTTCGACAATAAGTCCAGACTTAATTCTAAAGTCTTTATCTACTGTTGCCATAATATTCTCCTTAGTTATGCCTTAAGTCCCATACGAGCAAATCGCACGGTGACTGGCTTAATTGCAGAATCTGGGGTAACCGTAATATTCACGGTATCTCCAGATCTTGAGACGCTAATGGTGCCCATATTCCCATCGTTGTCCATAACTCCATACTCAGTAACGTTTAGGTTTGTGCCGTCAAAAAGTATAGAAATCTCAGTGGCATAGAACTTGTTGGCTGTTGTTTTTGAGATAGTAATCATGTATTTTACAAATCTCCAAATAGATGCATCGTATGAATCTATTACGGTTGGATTTTCAATTCCATTGATTACTGATTCATTGTTTCCAGCTGTCCCCAAGTCAGTTGCTTGCTGAACAAGAGTGTCAATCAAATCTAGATAATCAGCCTGCGAAGGTCTATCTCCAGATTCAAACTTGGATTTAACTTGAGACAGGGTTGTTCTAGCCATAATATAATAATTATAGCATTATCTTAAAGAATATAGTTATTTATTCCAATGACTGCAATGCCGATTGGGGCTGGGGAACTTGGACCATATGCGGACATTGTTCCAGGTAAAAACTTAACTCTAAATGGTAGAACTTGCTCTACTTTTGTTTTACGCTGATTCTGAGATATCTTTACTGCTTTAGGGTATTGTGTCTGACTAATCTTTTTGAGTATTGGGTAGTCCGTCTGAGACAGGGTTGCCTTTCTCATTAGTCAGTTACGTCCTCAATAACATTCATCTTGCCCTGAGCAACAGTCCAGACATATGCCTCGGTTGAAAGCTGTATATCAAAGACATCATCCGTTTCTAGAAGTTCAGACTGGCTAGAAGATAAAGATACTGTAAATTCTCCAGGACCGTCATTGTCTCCAGCAGATGGTGTGAGAGAAACAATTGTTGAAGCAGATCTCTTAATATCCATCTTAACTTCCCACTCGCTAATTACTAGTGGTTGCTTGTTGTCGTCTGTTACAAAGACACGGAATGAGGCAGTATCTCCACGAACAATAGTCCAAACTATTTGTGGTGGAATACTTCCAATTGCCTGTGTCGTTGATCTTGCCATGAGTATATTATATCACTATTAAGCTAGTCCAGCCTTTAGTGCCCCCCATGTTCCATTTCCCTTAGCATCAATGATAATTGACCCATGTTCGGCTGCGTGTGCTACAACCCCAACTGCAGCACCAGATGCTGGTTGAGTAGTTGTAAGACCACCAGATGATCCAACAAAAAGAATATCTCCAGCAGTAAATGCCGAGGTGTTGATGTCCTCAACAACACCAGAAACAACAACAACTCCAGTTGCGTTATTAGCAATTGACTGCTTAGCAAGACCAAGAATTGGATTAGTTGTAGAAGATGTCGCTCTAGCGACAGTTGTATTATTTGACTGATACCCAGTTATATAAACTGGATCGCCTGCTGAGATTGTAGTTCCACTAACATTCCTAGCTACAATCTGAGAATAAGATGCAGCTGGCAATACCGCTTCTAGCCTATCGACTAGCTGCTTGATATCTGTATGAACCTTTACCTGATCTCCAGCTAGTGGAAATGGTAGGTCGTATGATGCTGATTCTCCTGTTGCCATATATTAAATTATAGCATGACAAATCAGGGAAACGATGGTATAATTTATAGAACACTCTCTCAAGGAGTGTTTTTCCGTTAAGGAGGAAATGATGAAACAGAGTGACAACAAAGTGACAATCGTGACAATCCAAGACAGTTTATTTTTGCTATCGCTGTAAAAATAATGTCGCCAGGAGCCAGTGACAGTGGCTAGTAACTACATGAAAAATAAGGAGGTAGCATGTTTAAAAAATTTGCTGCAATCGGTCTTTCGACCATTTTTATTACTGGTTGTGTTTCGCCAGCAGAATCTCAAGTTCTGAAAGTAAACACAGCAATTGCTATGAGCTATACAAAGACAACCCCACTATTAGTTCATATTGCTCAAACAGAAAAAATCTCAATGCACAATATGACCATTACCGCTAATAGAGAAAAGGTAAGTCTAGCAATTAAATCACTTAAAAAATATGTTGGAAAAACTTGGTATGTTTTTTCTGGCAATACCCCATCTGGTTGGGACTGCTCAGGACTAACCATGTGGTTTTATTCACAACTAGGTTTTGACCTAGAACATAGAGCATCTAAGCAAGAAAGTGCTGGAGAGCTAGTCATTGATGCAATGCCTGGTGACCTTGTTGTATTTAAATACAAGGGGTATAAGTCAGCATACCATGTTGGTATATATATTGGAAATGGAAAGATGATCCATGCACCTAGAAAAGGTGAGGTCACAAGAATTGAAGATGTTAGCCAATTTGGTGGAAACTACTCAAATATTTATTACTATAGAATGATTCAGTTATCCTGATCTTTTTTCTTCAAAAATATTTGAACAGTTACTCGTAATTTATCTGACGTTACAGGCGTAGTCCCATGCTCTAACCCAAAAGCATTAACAATGCCAAGGTTAAAGTGTGGGATTACGCACACCCAGTCTTCATCATTTGGTTCTCTCCAAGTAAAAAATCCACCATCATTAAATCCCCATTCTTCATTTAGATACACCGTAACAGCTTTGCTATACTTTGCATCACTGTGATATGGAATATATGATCCTGGCATCCATACATAAATCATTGCACTTCTAGTCTCAGTTATTAGCTTGTCTGTTTCAGTATTTAGTATTCCACGACTAATTAGCGTATCTTCTATTTCTTTAAGGTATCTATCTGGTATAGATATGCAAAATACTGAAGAGTTTTTGCCAATTATGCTATCTGACCAAGCATAGTTTGTCCATGTTTTTACTGGCTCCTGATATTGACCAGAAATTATATTTTGAGCAAACTCATAAAGCTCTTTGGCAAGAGAAACTCTTAGTGTGTTATTATATTTAATCATTTAATCCATCCTACTATTGCGTATCTGATGCCAGACTCTACTGGCAATACAGAGTGATTGTATGTGTACCCTGATGGGAATACTAAAAGCTCATTTGCTGATGGCTTGTGCGCTATATTAAATCTTGGAAACTTTATTTCGCCACCGATGTAATCGTCATTCATATAGTATACCATTGAGATTCTTCTATGGTATTTTGGATGATCATCTATATGATTAACAAATTTTTGATCCTTTCCGTACTTAAGAATGCTGTAGTCCTCTGGGTCAGAGTAGAAGACACCGTATTCAGCCATATAATCCTCTACAGGGGCTTTTACGATAGAGTTAATGATATCTAGCATATTCTTATAGAAAACGTCTCTAGGGGTCTCTGAGAGCCTTTTAGGCAATTTTGCTGGAATTACAATTGTGTCTGTATCTCTTGTATCTTTATTTTTACCATCTGATACGCTTGCTTCTAGCCATGATATTGCATCATACTCTACAGCCTCTTCTATCATTTTAGGTAGCTCTGCGTATTCTGCATATACGTCTGAGTATGATACGATTCCTGGTGCTAGCTCTTTCTTGACCATTTTACCACTTGCCTAGTGGACATTCTGCTTTTTCAAGCTGCGTCTTTAGCCCCATAAAACATCCGCACTTTTTACATTGTGATGTTAGTTTGATTAACTCTGGACAAGACTTACAGATATCCATTCTTTTAGATGATATCTCTATTGATACTTTTTTCTCAGCTGGATTTATCATATCCCAGGGACGAGTGTCGCCTAGATTCTTTTTCCACTCTTGCCAAGGATTAAGTTTTTCTTCAGACATTTATCTACTCCGATGGTGGTATAAAGTTTGTGCCATCAAATGTCCAACCCCACTCAATTCCATCAATGCTTGACGCATCGACTGCAATTGGATTCGACGACATGCCTGCTACAATTCTAGCAATATTTGGATTAGATTCTAGATTTGAAACATCAAAGGTAAACACTGCAAATACCTCTGAGTCTACGATCATTGCAAATTTCTTTTCAGCCATAATATCTCCTTTTATAAAATTATAGCACAGTCAGACTAGAATGCACATCCAGTGTACTGGCAGCTAGAATTACACAAAGAGATACCGCCATTGCCATCACACGATGCATTGAAACAGTTACAAGGCGCAGGTGCAGGAGCTGGTGCAGGTGCAGGAGCTGGTGCAGGAGCTGGTGCAGGAGCTGGTGCAGGAGCTGGTGCAGGAGCTGGTGCAGGAGCTGGAGATGAGGGGCATGTGTAGATTCCGCTAGATGGGTTTGGGTAACCACTTGTAGAACATGCAACACCAGCAATACCATTAGTACAGTATGACTCATTAGATGTTGTAGTATAAGTAAATGTATCTCCAGTATTTTCCATGTATCTACAGTACCAAGTTGTTGCACATGCTGGTGGAGCAGATGGGTTAGGGACTCCAGGTGTAGTTTGGCAAACAGTTCTGTAGTCGTCACAAACTACTCCACTAACATCTGTTGAGCTAGTAAATTCTGATGAAACAACGCCATTTTCATCGGCTGTCTTACAGTAGTAAGTTGTTGTTGGGGTAGGAGTCGGTGTAGGAGTTGGAGTAGGGGTTGGAGTAGGAACCCAGTAATAAACAACAATATCAATAGTTGTACCTGGATCGACTACAGTGCCTGCTGCAATGCTTTGTGTTGCAACAGTATTATTGTTTTCAACTGTTGCTCCAGAAGTTGTTGTGTTTACAGACCCTACCGTGAGTCCTGCTGCTGTAATTGCTGATTGTGCCTGTGAGCTGCCAAGACCAGTAAGCAGTGGAACTACTGCACTACCCCTTGTCGCTGCGTAAAACCCAAGTACACCCAGCATCGCTTATGCCTTTAGGTCACCTATGAGAAGCCACTCGTTGTTTGCAATCTTTGTCAGCATAACACCGCTGTAAGTTGCTCCAATTTTAAGCTGATTATTCTTTGAACGAATTGTGACGTTTGATCCTGCCACAAAAGTGACATCACCAGTGTTTGCTCTAACGACTTCGATCCTAGCACCAACTGGAAGCTCATTTGAATTATTAGAATCTTCAACAATTGTGATAGTAATGTTCGACAATGTGTTTACAACGACAAGCTTATCGATTTCAAACTTTGAAAGAGTAAAGCTAGCATTTGAGTTTGCAATTGTTGGGGCATTGATATTTTTCCATCCACCAGCAACATATGCTTGCAACTGGTTTAGTGGTTCTCCAAGTGATGTTTGACGAACAAAACAGATTGTGCCTTCTGCTGGAGATGGGATAGCTGTATCCCTATCTGTAGTAGTTTGAAAGTTGTTAAAACCGTCTTCAAGGATTACTGTATTTTTAAAAGTAGATGCACTCACAAAATTAGTGGTGTTGTTAAATTGATGCGTTCCAGTCCAGCTGTAATTGGCTACCGTGCTAGCATTACCAGCAATTGGGTGCCAAGTTTGCGTATTTGAGTCATAGATATAGCCAACCTTGCCAACTGTTGATACTGTAGCCATTATGCACCAATCTCTTTCCAGGTAGCTAGTCCTGCGTCATAAACATACATCTTTAGTGGAGATGAATTCTTGTCTACCCAAAGAAGTCCATCGACTAGACCAGTTGTTGGTGCATCATTTTGATATGCAGCTACTGTGCCCACTATGGCACTTACGGAGCTATTGGAGTCTACCCAAATAAAATTATCTACTGGCGTTGCTGGAAGATCTCCTGTTGGACCATAGAAAGATCCAACTCCTGCAGCCTCTACAACTGCAACCCTATCATCTAGTGCTTCTAAGTGACCAGCTACCGAGTTAGCAACGATACCACCAGTACCACCAATTTGCTTTACGGTTGGCACAGTTGTGCTTCCATAGTGATATAGCTTTAAGGCAGCCTGAATGTCAGCTGCTTCCGTATAATCAGGAATCTGAGTTGAGTAGATGTTTCCAATAGAACTAGACAATTAATATCACCAATGAAATTATACCACAGTAATAGACAGATGGCAGATAGTTTCTCCAGTCATTGCTGCCCATGTAGTTCCAGTCAGTGAGGATGCGTAAATTGTCAGTGGTAGCGACAAAACATTATTTGATTTTGATACAGATCCAATTGAAACAGATGCTGCTACTGGCTTTCCAACATTGACTAGCTGCATTTGAATATTAAAATCTGTTGCAGTTGGGGTAGATGGAAGACTTGGCAGATACACGCTTGCATCAGCAACTGATACTGTTGTAGTTGCCACACCGTTTGTAAATGTTAATGCTTTATTCTGTGCAAACACATTTGGAATAAGCTTTAGGATTGGCTCCCAAGTATTTGACGATGGTCCAGCAATAAACTGGTACATGTATAGATATTCTGAATCTGATGTATTTGCATTGATGAACATGTCTCCAACAACTGGGTCTGTCAGAAACTCATAGTCGTTTGGGTTCTGATCTCCAACGATAAAAGTGCTACCCCTGTCACCTTGTGGACCAAAGTCTACTGATAGGTCAATAACTGCTGGACCACCGATAACTGTTAGATCATCATTTGACAAGACGACTTCTGTCATTATACAGCTCCAACAACATCTGCGGTTACATCAACATTTCCAGTTAGCAGGGTATAGACAGTTCCATCGCTAGATCTGGTTACCTGAACATCGTATACATATGTTGTCCCTGCTGTTAGCTGTCTTCCAACTCCTGCTGGAATCTTGCAAGCAACTGTTCCATTAGAAATAGTGGCAAAGCACTCATACTGGGTTGCACCAGCACCTCTGGCGGTAGCAATCTTAAAAGCAACAGCAAAGTCTGTTAGTGAAAATGCAGACCCATCTGAATTTTTAGGGTAGATGTTAAACTCGTAGGTATCACCCTCATAGTAGCTAATATTATACGTTGCTGGAAAAGCCATTAGTTTACCTCCGTAATATAGGTTCCGTTTATATAAATCTTGCTTGCTGTAGTTAGTGTAACTGGTGCATTTTGCTTAAAGATAGCTTCCATGATTGGGCTATTTGCTCCACCAGACTGCTTTAGATAGTGAAGATCTAAAGTCTGAGATCCAGCCAAATGATCTGCATTTAGAATAAAGTGTCCAGCTAAGTCAGGATTTTGAGTTGGGTCAAGATTTACCCATCCAGCAAAATGGTTCATAGCTCCTGAAAGAGCAGGGAATGGGAGTTGAAGATTATATTGACCAGTTCCAAAGTTTGTTACTGTGTTTAGGTCTACTGCAATCCAAAAGCTAACCATTTGACCATTTTTAACATAGTATGAGTTATATGTTGGATAGCTTGTTCCAGATCCAGTAAATGTAAGACCTGTAGCCGAAAATACTGGAGACCATCTTACTGCAGAAGGAAACTCTGCATCTGCCCCTGCTGGACCCTGTGCGCCTTGCTCTCCCTGTGGTCCCTGCGGACCAGTAGGACCAGGTGCTCCTGGAAACGGTACAATTTTGATAACTGACATTTATAAACTTCCTCCTGTGACATCTCCAAGTACAGAAATAGTTCCTAGGAGAGGTGTCCAAACTTTTTCACCATTAATAGTTACTTCAAGGTCAAAGACTAGTTCTGCTACGATAGAAGAACTTCCTTCTCCCCAATTTCTTGTTACATCAGATGATGCAATAATGTCTACATACCCATCAGAAACAACTACTTCAAGATCATCAAGAATCTCTCCTCTAGAATCATAAGCAGAGGAAGAAAACTCCCAATCAGAGATATCTAGAAATGTTACTTCATCATTTTCTAAAAATTCTACACGAAGCTCAGAAGTATCTCCTCTTACAACATTCCATTTTACTGTTGCAGGCTTACTTCCTAGTTCTTGTATAGAATTACATTGAGTCATAGTACTTAAATTATATCATTAAAAATAAAAAACTAGTGCTCAGGGCGGTGGGTATGAGAGACAACCCTGAACACTAGTAACATAAGTATATCATAAATAACAAAACGATAACTTCGTTGATTTTAAAGGGGTTGCTAAATTGTTATCAAAATCGTTATAAAACTTTTATCAAAAAATGACTTGACAAGAACGATTTGTGTGTTAGCATAATATATATTAATTAATAAATAAATAATAGCTAGTTAGATATATTATATATATTTATATATATTATATATAAGATATTACTTTTTAGCTAGATACTCTATAAATTTATCGTAGAGGTCATCAATCTTTGATTCTAGCTTGTCAGTCTTGTCTTCGAGTCTTGTTACTTGATCTTTCATGCTTTGTCCGCTATTTGGCTTTAGTTCGTGCTTGATTTCATCAAAATAGTGTTTGACAAGCCACCGAACGCCCATTGACGCTGATGCAATTATTGTTGATACTCCGACTATGATGCCGACCCAAGATTCTATTGACATATATCTTTAATTATATAACATTTTTAAACTCGGCGGTAAAGTTCTCGGCTAAAATAGAGGTTTTATCACGGCGGTAAAATAGAGGACCCATCCACACTTCTGCACTAAAAGTGCAATATGTGGACATATTCTCTGTTTTCGTGATATCATTAATACATGGGAGACGACGTAAAGTTTTTAGATCTATTTGATCCAAACCAGCCTAGGTCCGATAAGGAGATTATCGATGACAGGCTGAAGATATGCAATGAATGTCCTTGGCTAAACAAGGCATTGCAGAAATGTCGTAAGTGTGGGTGCTTTATGCATTTAAAAACTACTCTCCTAAACGCAAAGTGTCCAATTGGAAAGTGGTAGGTATGAAAAAAGAAGAACTGGCTCCAGGAATCCTCCTGGTACGTGATGTAATCCCAGGATATGAACAGCTAATCCCTTACATTGAAATGTCCGTGCAAATGGGGCAGGTAGACTGGGAAAAGGCAGACGTAAGATCTTATGAAGAAAACGAACGGTCTACAAATGACAGTGTAAGAGATACACATATCATTGGTATTCCCCATAACTACATGTACCAAGATCCAAACATCCCAGATCTTTCTTTTGAGGATAGGATGAACTCTATTTTTACGATGTTCTTTGGTCAACACGAACTTGAGTATGCTAAAGAGTACAAAGCTTTAATGTCAAAACACGAGTCGTATTCTATTTTGAGATATCAAAGAGGTCAGCACTTTGCAGAACACATCGATGACCACCCAGATCGCATCAGAAGAGTGTCTACCGTCTACTTTATGAATGATACATATTCAGGAGGAGAGTTGGAGTTTCCACGATTTGACCTAAAGATCAAACCAGAAGCAAATTCACTATTGCTTTTCCCCTCTAACCACGTATATAATCATATTGTGCATCCTGTAACTGATGGCGTTAGGTATTCTGTAGCTAGCTTCGTGGGATAAGGGATCAAGCAAGCTTGACCCAATACCGTCCAAATTTTAAATAGAAAGAGCAATCATGACAACAATTGTAGATATTGACGATACAATCATTAGAAACCGTACTCAGCCTATCAAAAGAGTTATTGACTATGTAAATTCATTGCCTGGATCAATAACTATCGTTACAGGAAGACCAGAATCTCAAAGAGCAGAAACTGTTCGTGCTCTTGCAGCAGCTGGAGTTAAATACTCAAGACTAATTATGAACCCATATTCTACTAGAGAGTCTAACAAGCATAAAGCTGAAGTTGCTGATAAGTTGAAATCTACAGCTACCCTGGCTATTGACGATAACCCTGGAGCTAGAGCTGCATATAGTAAGGCTGGAATTCCTACTAAGGATCCTGCTACCCTGCCAGAAATGAAGAAGTTTTGGTCTATCTTTAGTAAATAGTGTCATCAAACGAAAATGCTATATTTGTATCACTACATGATACATTTATAGCATTTTTTTGTATGATCATACCAATTTGTTATAATTCTGTTACATTTGATATCTTGCAAAATCTGAAAAATTTTATATTTGGGAAAATCTGAATATTTTGTAGAGATGTATGATACATGTTCTACGCCACAAAAACCAAATATATAGTGCGACCACATCCAGCTACTGGTGCCTGCCAAATAAATAAAAAAGATCGATCCACTACGGCGTGTCTGACTTGCTAAATGTCGGTGCCTAGTGTTAGTATTTATTTAGTTAGGAAAGGAAAAGAAATGGCTACCAAGGGATACACACTAAACGAGATGATGAACTTCGGTTTCTACACTTGGACTGAGATTGCTCGTGAGTCCGTATCGGTTGAGGGTTGGGGTTGCCAGTCCTATGATGACTGCCCTTGCTGCAACTGTGACGACACTGTAGTTGTCAAGGTAACCTACGCTCGTCCTCGTTGGTCAAAGTCAGGCAAGCGTATGGTTGAGGACACCGACTCTTTCTACCTCTGCTCTGCTCACGCATAATAAGTGTCAGACCCTTCACCTAAACTAATAGTATCAAGAAAGGATACAACTATGGGATTCGGATTGGCTATGCTAACTAAGGCGGTAGTGGCAAAGAAGGTATTGCGTAAGTTTCCTAAGATAAGTGTTATTGCGTGTCAGACTTGCAATACCCTCGCTGCTATCAAGGTCTACAAGGACCACATTGAAATCGTTAGGTGTAAGTGCTAGCAACACGCCCAGGGGTCAGCTTGACAAACTGACCTCTTCGTGAGCGCTCCGTTTTGTTATATTTCTGTTATGAATAAACTACGATCTACATTGATAAATGTCGGTGGTATATGCTAAGTTATAGGTATGGAAACAAAGAGCAGGAGCAGTGGCTTTAGAGATACCGCTGGTCGACACGGCGTGAGAGAAATGTAGAATACATCTCAATGTCACACCCCCACAATAGAATAGATTTATCAAAAGAAAAGGAAAGAAACAAATGAGCGTAGTAGTAACCTTCAATGACGGCAAGACCATCAACCCTATCTTTGAGCCAACACCTCGTAACCTAGTAGCAGTAAAGGAATTCTACCTTGACCTACTAAACAAGAATGAGATTTATCACTTCTCAATTACCTATGACAACGGCGATGTATTTGCTCAGGGTCGTCTATAATGAGGGAGTTTGTATCTGAGTGGCTATGGGTTATCCTGGCTACCCTCGGTCTAGTGGGCTATGGGGCATTCCAGATAGCCCTAGCAATACAGGGAATGGGTGGGTTCGCATAGTGTCGGACCCCTCAGAGCGCCTCGATCGTTATAATTCTGTTACCAGAATAGGCGTGTTTAAGTAGATAAATGTCGTACCCCTATGATAGGTTATAAGTAGTTAGAAAGGATAAGCAAATGGCTAAAGGAATTGAGTGGGTAGTAACAGGTAAGACCGAAGACGGCACTGTTTACCGAGGTGTTCAGGTTGCTTGGTATGGTCACCCTGCTATGGACTTTTTCGCAAAGCGTAAGGGTGTAACCTTTGTTACCTCTTGGGCAGAGAAGAAGTTTCACTTTGACAACTTCCTAGAGAAGGGTCTTCGTGAGCCACTAACGGAAGCAGAACTTTCGTAACCAACGGCGTGTCGACTTGACAAGTCCACGCTTTCGGAGCGCCCAGCACAAGATCTAGTAGCTTACGAGGTTTAAGACACTAGATCTAGATCCCCCAGAATGTTACCAATTTGTTACCAAAAAACACTTGACAGTGTCAGACCTATCTGATAGGTTATAGGTATGAAGAAAGCAAGAATGACTAAGTCAGAAAAGCAGTGGTTCCGTGCCCAGGACTTCCGCACCCTTGAGGGCGAAGACCTACAGCGTTGGTTTTATCTTTGGGCAAATAAGACCTATTAGTGTCTGACCCCTCTGGTAAACTCAAATCAAAGAAAGGATAACTATGTATCACTGGAATGACCAATACTATGAAGCCGAGTGTGTCGAGTGTGGCACCGAGATTTTTGGTAAGACAATTGCCGAAATGGATAAGCAGGTTTCGCAACACGCCTGCACCAATTGCTAATAAATGTCTGACCCCTATGCTAGAGTTTTAGTAAATCGAAAGGAAATGAAATGAACAAGTTTGAGAATGTAGACGCAGACCTTCGTATCTGTGCTTACTGTATGGACACTACTTACTCGTATGTCTGCCCTAACTGTAATGAGTATGACGGACTAATGCCGTTCACCACTAGCACCGAAGAGTATCTGGGTGTAGACTTGCTAGAGTATCTCTAGTAAATGTCTGACCTATGTGCTAGATTAGTTTTAGAAAGAAAGGATAACTAATGTTCAAGTCACTAGTTTTCAACCCATACATCGGAACTGGCTCTACCCTCGCAGAAATCGAGACCGAGTTGGAGTCACTACTCAAGTATGCCGAAGAGGTATTGGATTGGGACATCACGGAAGAGGAAACTCGCCGTCTAACCCTACTAACCAGACTAGCCAAGTCAATGGGTTCAACCAGAAAGTGGTAACCGCTAGGGCGACACGCCCGACGCAGGCGCTCCGATAGATCCAGCTTTGTCAAGTTAAGAACTTAAGAAAAACTTTCCAGATCCTCGGCGTGTCGTTTGATAAATGTCTGAGGGGTGTGATAGGTTATAACTATGAGCGAATACACACACATTCAAGTAACTACCCCTAGCAACACCACTCAGATGATTCAGAATACCGCCAAAAACTTGACTTGGGTAAAGATGGCATACAACCACGGCTGGATAGTCGCTTGGGAAAAAGTAAAATAAATGTCAGACCCCTGTGATAGATTTCAAGTAATCAGAAAGGATAAATAAATGGCTTACAGCAAAGAGGCACACGACCTGATGGACAAGACCCTAGAGGTTCTAAAGACTAAGGCTGACTACCCATACGCTAGAATGGTTGGCTTCCTAATCCCTAACATAGACTTGCCAACTGCCCAAAGAATTGCTAGAATGGTCGAAGAGATGGAGGTTCAGAAATGAGCAAACTAAGTGTCGAGGAACTTGAAGAACTAATTTTCAAAATTGACTTGATGTTGTCGGATACTCGTGGTATTCTAGAGTCATCAAACGAAGGGAACTGAAATGATTTTTTACAACGGATTTAACCTGCTAGTTGACATCATCCTCGTTAGCGTGGTATACCTCCTGGCTCACGGCATCGGTTTCCGAAAGGGTCTTGACCAAAACAAGCCTCCGTTCTAAACGGTAACACAATATCTAGTGGCAATAACCAAGCTTGCTACTAGATGTTGTGCCGAGCGCCCCTACTTCAGTCGATCGATTTACGAAGCTTACGACACGTTTCCCGAATTCCCTAAAATGTCTGAGGTGTAATGTATAATAATCCTATGAAGAAAAGAAAGAAGCCACTAGGCAAGGCAAACGAAGCAAGGCGTAAGGCAGAGAGCAAGGAATTGTTCCAGAGCCTAATGCTATCCCCACACATTGTTGCTACCCCTACCAAGTATAAGGGAAGCCGTCAGAGCAACAAGCGTAAGGCTATCTCCGAGTCTTACTAATAAATGTCTGACCCCTGTCGTATAATCTAAGTATCTAAGAAGGGATACCAAATGACCAAGCAAGAGCAAGAGTTCTTCGACTACTACAACCCTATTCAGGAGTTGGCAGACAAGCACGATGTGTCTATCTACACCATCGTAAACATTCGTCAAATCTTTGACTACGCTTATGCTGTTGGCAAGGCAGACGGAGCAACCGAGATGTTGAACATTGTAAAGGAAGGCAACTAATGTTGGATTGGGATTTGGTCGAAGACCGCATTGACGAGGCTAAGGGCATTGCTTTCGATACCTGCCACAAGATTTACATCCTGATGGATGACCAGCAGATGGTCAAGATGAAAGAGTATGAGTATGACCCTCTAATCTCTAAGAGCGAGATGTCTGCTAGTGAGATGTTGGAAACTGTCAAGCATTGGTATGCCGAGAGTTGTGGCTTGAAGTTTGTTGAGGCTGTTTCTACTACCGCCGAGGGGATTGACCCCAATGAAGGCTTTGAAACTTTGATTGAGCAAGGTGCTAGAGAGTTTGACGAGTGCCTTGAGTGTGGCGAGGAAAACTGTGATGGTTGGGACTGCCAGACCGAGCGTTGCGACAAGTGCGGTGATGATGACATCTATGACGAGGGCATGTGTCGTGATTGCTATGATGATGACCAGGAGGAGGACTAGTTCCTCCCCTTTGGGGCGCTCCGCTCCTTGGCTAGCTTAGTTACGACACGATCACTATTTCCCCCAAAATAAATGTCGGAGTGGTGTGCAATAATTTATTTATCAACGAAAGGAACCCCAATGAACGAACTAGACCCAGACGTAATGGAACTCTTTGAGTTGGCACAGGCTGGAGAGATTTCCTATTCAGAGGTAATGGCTGACCTAGATATAATGGGTTTTGATGGCGACATTATTGACTATCTATAATGTCACACCCCTATGCTAATCTATAACTAACTAAGAAAGGATACCTCATGGGTTCACTACAAGCAGCAGAGATGGCAGAGATGCTAACTATCGAAGATGGTCTAGCCTGGCACTTGCGTTCAAACCACTATCCACCTGTTCCACTAGTCATGATTCAGCCATGTATTGAGGCTATTGACGCTGCCCTTGAAGATAACTGGGATAAAGAGATTCAGTTGCCTTTTGATGGTGAGCGAGATGGCAAGCCTTTTCAGGTGACTTGGCGTGGTCAAGATACCGCTCCAGCATGGGCAATCATCGAAGGACACCACCTTCACTCATGGGTTGAACTTGACGAGGAGGGGCTAGAGGACTAACCTCTCCCTTCGGGGAGCGCCTCGGCAGCCAGTGATCTATTTACGACACGAAAATAATTTCCCCCAAATACTATAAATGTCTGACCCTACTGCTAAAATAAACAAGTAAAGAAAGGCAACCCCAATGGCACTTATCAGAAGCAAAGACCGCAAAGTTACTAACGCTGTATCACCTAATGGCAAGACACCTACTATTGCTAACACTTTTGGTTTACCTGCTGGCAAGGCTTATTCCTGCCCTGGGGCTACCTCGGTTTGCGAGAAGATGTGCTACGCTGGCAAACTTGAGAAGGTATACAAAGGTGTTCGCAACATCCTAGTGAGCAACTATGAGCAATTGGTAAACGCTGATTACCTAACTATGTATAACCTGCTAGACGAGATGATTACTGATTTCAACAAGGATTGCGAGAAGCGTAATGCCGAGAAGTTGTTCCGCATTCACTGGGATGGCGACTTTTTCAATGAGACTTATGTAATGGCTTGGCGTGATGTAATTGTAAAGCACAAGGATGTTCAGTTTTGGGTTTACACCAGAAGCGACTTTGCTGTTCCACACCTAGTTGGAATTGAAAACCTTGGTTTGTATTTCTCAACTGACGCTGCTAACCGAGCATTAGGTATCAAGTTGAAGAAGCAGTATGGTATCAAGTTGGCATACCTTGCTAACACTTTTGCCGAGGGTAAAGAAGATTTCAAGGCTATTCAGGATAAGTCTGCTGTTCCCTGCCCAGAGAACAACCGCAAGTTGAAACTGATTACTGATAAAGGCTCTGCCTGCGTGTTGTGTTCTCAATGCGTATTCTCTCGCAACGACATTCTATTTTCGGCAAGTAAAAAGTAAGGATAGGTAATGGATAGAGAAGAGATGCCCGAAGAGCCATTTAGAAGCAGTATGGATATCATTGCTATGATATTCACGCTACCTTGGATAATAACTGTTCTAACTGTACTTGTGTTGGTATGTACCACCTGAGTACCCCTTCGGGGGCGCTCTGCGCAGATCGACCTATTTACGACACGATTAAAAAATCCCCAGAAAAAGCTTGACAATGTCAGAGCTACATGCAATAATATATGTATCAAAAGAAAAGGAACCCCATGGCATACGACAAACTATCAGGAAACCTACTGTACATTACCGCTGACGGTAACTATGGTGGCGACGACATCCTAATCACTAGCCTAAGTGACTTTCCAGAAGAGTATCTGGAAATCCTAGGTGAACTACCAGACTATGAGCGTATCAAGTTTGCGCAGGCATTCCTTGACGGACAAGATGTATCGGAGTGGCTGGAGGACTAAATGTCTGACCCACTCGCTATAATTAGACGTATCACCAAAAAGAAAAGGAACAACATGGAAAACTTTGAGAACGCAATCATTGACAACACTGTAGCAAGCGAACACCCAGTACTGAAGCAGTTGAAGGACCGCATTGCCGAACTTGAGGCGCAGGTTGAGAACAAGAACTCATTGCTTCAGACCGCAACAGAGAACTCTAACCGTCACCGCAATGAGAAGTGGGCATACGAAGAGCGTGTAAAGACTGTGCTGGTAAAAGCAATGGAAGACCATGACGAGGATACCGTCCGCTACATTGCTGAGCATCTGAACATTCAGTTGACCAAGACCCAGTCTATTGAGGTCAATGTAACTTTCACCATTGACGTTGAGTACGAAGTTGGTTCGGAGCCAGACCCAGATTGGGACTTTGAGTACAGCGTTTCTCACAGCGACATTGTGGACTACACCACGGATGTAGTCTGGAGCAAGACCTCGTAGGGTTCTTATCCTTTCTTTTCCCCTACGAAAAACGACCTGGGCATGTCTACGTAAACTGCCTCCCTTCGGGGAGCGCCCCGATCGATCTGCGACACGCCGAAAAAAAGTTTTAAGAAATGCTTGACATTTCCCCCGAAATGCCCCATAATAGATGTATCAAGAAAAGAAGAAACGCAAGAAAAAATAAGTCAAAAAAACTTTGAGAAAATGCTTGACAACTCTTAGTTTTCTTGAGATAATAAATAGGTAAACAAATCAAACAAATCCTAGCAATAGGTCTAGGTAGAAAGAAGCAAAAATGGCAAATGTAATCGCCCCTACTGTTGGCTCACAGTTCGCAACCCAGAAGTCTGGCGTTGTCGGTATTGTTCAGGAAGTTGTCGAGAACAAGACAGGCTCGTTCCGAGTTCGTCTTGATGTAAACGGCAACCCTCGCTGGACTACTGTCAAGTAACTCGCAGGAGAATAAACTGCTTGCTGGGTATCAAGTAAAACTGCCCACACTAAAATGTCAGACCCCTATGGCATAATAATAGAGTTCCAAACCCCAACAAAAAGAAAGAAGATACTAATGGCTCGTTCATTGGCTGTAAAAGTTCCAACCGCATCACTAATTGCCCTACTAGAGAACAAGATTGCTGAAATCAAGTCTGCTATGGCTACCTACCCTGCTGATGTAAAGCAGTATGAGATTGACCAGAGCGAATACAAGAAGTCTCTTGTTGCTCTTACTATCAAGGCTCTTACCGACAACCCAACTCTTGTTGGTGACTCGTATGACTCGCCTATTCGTGTTAGCCTAAACTATCACGGAAATGTTGATGTTACCCTCGACAAGAACGCACTCGGTTTTCCTGACGCACCTGTAAAGCCGATTGACCCAAACCAGAAGACCTACTTTGGTCGTGAGTATGTCTCGCAGTTGGAGATTTTGGAGAAGAACCTCAAGGTGCTTCGTATGACCCAACAGGAAGAGGTCAATGCCTCAACCTACTCGTCTGTAATGGACTTGCTATAAACCATAGGCTTACGCCTTTACACCTGAGTAAGTGTCTAAACTGCTCAACACAAACTATCCCAACAAACAAAGGAAACAAATGACTAAGAAGATTGTAATCGCAACTGAGAAGTGGAACACCAAGAATGGTGAGGTATACAAGGCGGTAGTTCGAACCGCTGACGGAAAGTTCCTTGGTGCTACCAACCAGACCACGAACATTCCAGCAAAGCCAAAGGCTAAGCGTAAGCGTAGCCCTAGTCTAATCCTTGTTGGGAAGTAGACAAAACAACCTGAGCAAGTTGTAAAACTGCTCCCCCTGCGGAGCGCCCGCCCAGGATCGATCTTCCCTGGTTTACGAAGTGATTTACGACATGCCAAAATATTTTCCTAAATAGTCTTGACAATGTCGGATGGTTCTGTCATAATAGTCTTATCAGAAATCCCTACTAAAAGAAAGTTGAACCCTATGGCTCACGAACTAGAAACCGTAAACGGACAGACCGCCTTTGCTTCGCTTCGCCAACCTGCTTGGCACGGTCTTGGCACCGTCTTTGAAGACGAGGTAAACACCTCTGAGATGTTGAAACTCGCACACCTAGACAACTGGAATGTTCGCCTAGAAGATGTCGCCATCCCTGAGAACTTTGAGTCTGACAAGTCTTACTCTTTTGTTACTCGCACTAACCCATTTGACCGCACTAAGAATGATGTTCTTGGCGTTGTTGGTGAGCGTTATGTTCCGCTTCAGAACGAGGACTTGTTCTCATTTGGTGACAACCTGCTAGACGGTGGCGGTCGTTGGGAAACTGCTGGTTCTATTCGTGGTGGTCGTGTTGTGTTTGGCTCGATTGCTCTAACTGATTCGATTACCCTAGACCCTAACGGTCGTGCTGACAAGATTGACAACTACCTGCTAATCAACACCTCTCACGACGGTTCGATTGCTATTCAGGCAAGTATCACGCCTGTTCGTGTTGTTTGTGCTAACACTCTCAACCTTGCTCTGTCTGCTGTAAAGGGTAAGAAAGCCCCTAAGCAAACTTTCAAAATCCGTCACACTCAGACTGCTGAGGGTAAGATTGCCGTTGCTCGTGAGGCTCTAGGCTTGGCTAAGGTTTACCTAGATGAGTTTTCAACTATGGCTCAGGCTATGATTGAAAAGGAAATCACTAAGTCGCAGTTTGACGAGATTGTGGCTCTTGCTTACCCTGCCCCTGAGAAAGACGCTAAGGGTTCATTCAAGAAGTATGACGCAAAGGTGGACTTGCTTCAGGCTATCTATGTAGGTGACTACAATAACACGATTGCTGGAACTGCTTGGGGTGCTTACAACGCATTGACCGAGCGTTTGGACTGGTATCGTTCGGGTCGTGGTGGCTCTAACGAGTCTATCCTTGCTTCGGCTTCTGGTTTTGACCCAATGGTGAATGCTGAGAAGAACCGCCTGATGAAGGTCGTTCAGTCTGTCGTAATGGCGTAAGCCATAGACCTAGGCAAGTCTATAAACTGCCTGCCCTCGTGGCTTGACAGCTGATCGAGTTCGTGGCGCTCCAGATATACAATCATCCAAACCTTAATTACGAACACTAATTATTTTTCCCTAAATTGGCGTGTCGCTCTTTACAATGTCTGACCCCTATGGCATAATAGATACATCAAGAAGAAAGGCAACCCTAATGACAATCTTTATCGCAAATCAGAATGGTGACTGGTGGGAGTATGACCCAAAGGATGTCCTCTATGTCTTAGATACTGATGACCTACCAGAAGAGGTGGCAGAGGAGTGGCGTGAAGACGACGGCAGCATCACTTGGACTGACTGGGATGTAGTCTATGAGTATGGCAAGACAGTTTCTCAGTCTGTAGTTGTTGAACACTACGAGGCATAATGATAAAGACTTATAGGTTTATTAATGACTATGCTGTCATTACCTTTACCGTGCCTGGTGAGGCAGATTGGTCTGAGGAGATGTGGGATTCAGCAGCACAGGCTGACCTAGAGTCCTATGTCACTACCCCAGAACAATACTACATGGATGATTGCTTTGACACAGAAGATTTTATAAATGTCTGACCCTACCCCTATAATTGGTTCTATGAATGAATGGAAGAACCCTAATCTAATCAATGAAGATGTTATCAAGAGCCTTACCCCTGACCAACTGAAAAGGTTGTCAGAGATTCTAGCAAAGGTAAAGTAATGGAACTCTACAAGTGTAATCACGAACACTTAGAATGCCCCAATCACGGAGGGGCATTTGACTGTAATCCTTTTTGTCGAACCTGTGAGGGTGACCAAGAGTATTGCCCAGAAGGTTGTGAACCTATCGCTTGTAACACTTGCTGTGTGTATGGTTACATCGATGTCAAACTAACTAAACTAGAAGATGATTTCTACCAATGTGAGGAGTGTCTCAATGAGTCTTTACTATGATACCTATTCAGATGGAACTATCTATCTTAATAAGATAAAGGGTGATCCGCTTGATTTCTATAGATGTTCTGGCTGTTGGAAGATGTGGAAGTCTACCGCCAAGAAAATGGGACACAAAGAAGCAGCCTGTAAGAAGAATAGATAAATGTCAGAGGGTAGGGGTATAGTATGACTATGAAAAAATATTTGGTTACTTATGTATGTGAGTATGAAGTAGAAGCACTAGACGAAGACGAGGCTATTGACCTAGCACTAGAGTATCACGCACAACTACCTGACGGAGTATGGGAGGCAACAATTGTTGAGTAAAGACGCAGACTATGTAACCACTGAGCAACTAGCAGAACACCTGCTAGGAAGACTAAACGAACTAGTTCCACACTACAACGAACTAGACATCAACGATAGTTCTAAGGACTATTTCAATGGGCTTATCAACGCCTATGAGAATGTTCTTATGGCTATCGGCTACCCCTATGACGAACTACCAAAGTATGAGGATGTATTCTAATGGCAACTGAAGCAGAACAAGCAATTTGGAAATGGGTTACTGAGAACCTAGACTATGACGGTTTCAAGAGGATGCAGCGTATGTTTGCTCCTGTGGAGAGTGAAGATGAAGAGTAAAGAGATTGCCAAGTATGCTAGGATGGCTAGTAATGAGGCACACGAAGAGTGGATGGCAGAGTTCAACAGTTATACCAGAGACTTGATTTCAGAAATGATTGACAAGTTTGATACTATTGAGGCTATGGCTAACCGCAAGTGGTATCACAAGTTTCTCAAGGGGTAGGCAAGTCCTGCCCCTTTGGGGAGCGCCCCCAAGATCTTATGTAAAGTAGTTAACCTTCAAAATATCTTTACGAACCTCTTGACTTTTTCCCCAGTTTCTGGAATAATATAGCTATGGAAAAGAAATT